ACACCAGAAACTAATTGCCCTGGTGAAGGATCAAATTCTAATACTGGATCGTCTATAACAAATGTATTTGTTGATGTAATTGCTCCATTTACAATAGCTGTTGACCCGTAAGGAGGAAGAAACTCACTTGAAACATCGTACATAGTTGTTTCATATTCTCCGGGAGCTTCCGTGCTTTCAGCATATAACTCAGGCGCATATACCGGGCTAAGCTTAGCCACCGATATTTGATCCTCAATTGTATAATATGTACTAGAATTTAAAGCTCTATTAATATTTATTTTTCTTGGTTGATTTCTATTGTCAGTCCAAAATAACAAATCCTCTAAAAGGTTTACGCCTATTATTGGTGAGTTCTTTGAAAAGTTTAAGAAAGCCCCCTCTACTAATTTAATATATGTATTTTGTAATACATTATATACATAAATATAATTATCCGCAGTAGGTGAATAATATGGAGGAGTAAGTGGAGATGTGTAATTAGTTAAAAATAAAAATACTCTATTATTAGATGTATCAACAAAATAACCAATACAATCTAAATCAGTACTACCCGTTAAGGTATTAAAATTTACAACAAGTTCATTACCTAATATTGTTTGCAATGCTCCAACGTCTGAATTTTCTGACTTACTTATTTGAAGGTTTATAGCATTTCGATATTCATTTTCAGGCAACAGCCTGTCATCAATATCTTTATTCATTCTACCTCCCGTGAAGTTATTTGTAGTTTCTGCCATTATATTTTAATGTTTTATCCATTTTGATTTGCCTCTCATAACCTGTACAATTTCATGTAGTTTGATATTAGACAAACGTAATTTTGCATTTCTTAATTTAGTAAATTTTTCTTTATTAAATCTTTGTACAAGGTATTCTGGTGAATCTCTTCGAGTAGCAATAACTGCGTGTAATATATAAGCATACATTGCATCTTCTGCCATTTTAGGAACTCTTGTATCTAAGTCATAAGCCAATCCATCAGATATATAGTCCAATGTTATAATCATCTTATGTAGATTGCTTGAAAAAGATACTTTGCCTTCTCTATCGTTTATTGTAAACCAACCATTACCTTGAGCATATTGAGGATCTAATCCATATTGTCTTCCAACAATACCAAAGTTATCCCAACCATAATCATAAATATCTAGTCCATTGTTGTAATTAACCGCATTAGCCAGGTATGTACCATTAAGCATATCTGTATTGGCTCTTCTCCAACGTTCCTCAATGATAGGCTCTGTGTTAATGTTGTTATTAAAACTGTCTTGTATTTCGACTCCTAAATCGTCCTGTAAAGGAGCTTCTGATGGATTAGAAGTTAAGTTATTGGCTGGATAGATTGGATGCTTCACACCTTGTCTATCGATCCAGTACATACCAACATAGTTAACATAATCCTGTGGTAATACGACGCTTAGTGAATGAGGGATCGTTAATTCCTGAGATTTGATACTTTTCAATGTATCATAACTAAATTCTTGCATTGCACGTTTAGCGTGAAATATAACATCTGTTCTTTTTACATCAGATATAATTTTCCCAGCACCAACATAAGCAACCATAAAATTGTTTATTACGTCTACTAATTTAGTATATTGGTATCCCCCGTAATTTTCTTCAACAGTTGTGCCATAGGCATCATCATCTCCATAATTACCACCTGTTAATATTTTTAATTGTACAACTATATATTCTCCGTCAGCGGGAACATAAGTTGTAAATGATATTACATTATTATTTACGGTATATACTTCAAAACATTCGGTATATGTACCCGGTAGCCCTGTAGGACTAGTGAATAGCTTAAAGTTATTTAATGCGTAATTCTCGCTATTAGGATCATACGAATAAAAAACTAAGCTTGTATTAAAAGTTGTTTCAAATTGAGTTGTGGAATTATCACCAATGAAGCCCTGGGCTCCTTCATAATATTGTCTATTAGTTTCGGTGATTAACCCTCCGTTTGGCATTGGCATATTTCCTTAGTTTTTAGAGTTAATTTCTTCTGCTTGTGATTTCTGTGCGGCTACTTGTATAATTTCTGGATCCCTAATTATAACCCCAGCATATAAAAGTATTTTGGTTATTACATTTGTTTGCTCTGAAGGATCTAAATCAAATTGAACAGAATTTGGAGGCGAATATATATATGGACCAGTAGTCCACGGCACTCCACCTATCCCTGTATATCCCCATATAACGTTATTCGGTTTTCTAATATAAGAAACACTTATAATATTATTTCCAGTTATATCTTTTGGATAAACATATATGCGCGGTAATGTTGGTGTTGTGCCAATAGTGCCTAACGTTGCATTCTCATATAAATATACCGGAAATTGTTTTGATGGTTTTGTAAGGGGAGATAAATTAAGATACAATAGTTGATCTTTTTGAACTCGTTCAATTTCTATCTCATCTTTGTATATTACAGTACCAAGCTTATGTAGATTTGCCGGCACAACAAAATGGTCAGTACTAAATGTACAATTACCAGCTGTTTTAAATATAGACAATAAACTATCTATATTTTTTTGTCTATCGGCGTATTCCGTATTAGCTTGTGGAACTCTTAATTGTTGGTTTAAATCATCAAAATAAGACTCAAATATTTCTAATTGCACTTGAGTTGCTACTTTATTAAACTCATCAGGAGTCATATACCCTCTCTGTTCTTTATTAAGAATGGAAAGGACTGTTTTGTAAACTGTATCTACGTTTATTGCCATTTTTTTGTTTTTATTATAATATTTAGGCAGCTACCGCGTTTATCTACGCAATAGCCGCCTATATATTAGTATTACGTATTATTGAAGTTTTTTCTCAATAGACTGGAAGATCTCTATACCTTCATCTGTTTTGAAAAATGCTGCCATAGCCGAATACGGGTTTTCATCAAAAGGAACGGTCATTAATTTTTTACCGTTTGTTGCCCATTTGAAATCACGTTGATCAGGTGACAACTTTATAATGTTAGCCTCGCATGCTTTAATAGCAAAATTACGTAGCTGAATATTTTCATCATTAACCAAATCTAAGAATAAACTTGGGTTTCTTTTAGCAAAGATCAACAAATCTCTTTTTATCTCCTTAGAAGCCATCTTAGATACCTTAGATCCAATTTCAACTCTTAGTATTGCTTCTGCTTGATCAACATCCATAGCTTTAGCTGCAGTCATTGCTTCTAATTCCATTTCCAATGTATCAAGTTCGTCCACCGCGCTAAGTACTGCATCGAATTCACGATACTTTCTATTTAACATAGGATGGAAAAGTGATAAAAGTTTTTGTAAATTTTGCTTTTCTTTTGGAACCGTTAGTATTCCATCACTAAACATAATATGGCCTAATGTAGCCTCCCCTTTTTGTTCATCAACAAATGGAGAGTTTTGATTAGTTGCATACCTTAATTCTCTTTGTTCTCCCGTTTCTTCATCAAACCACAATAATGGAAATCTCCTTGAATGTCTTGATGAAATTGTGTATGTTAACGGAGTATGATGCCCTGTTAATAAATATGTTCTATCTTTAACCTCCCAATTTTGAGGTTCGGTTTGTTTTAATTTTGACATGATATAATATAATTAATTATTTTTTTTTATTTCGAAAGTAAAAAAGAGTAAAAATTACCCTCGTAATTTCAACGAGGGTAAAATTTACAATAATTTACTCTTATTAAGATACAGATGTGAATAACACGAAGTTATTAGCACCTTGTACACATAAACATCTTTCTGATAAGAAGTTTACCTCCATTGCATCTAAGTCAGAAGTGTAAGCACCACCAACAGATCCAAGTACCCAAGATTTCATTCTACGGTCATCAGCTTGTGAAGCTCTATAACGAACGTGTAAGAATGGTCTACGGATGTTTGTACCTAATACTTGATCATAAACTGTAGAAGTTCCAGCTGGAACCAATACTCCGTCAATAGCAGATTTAGTAACTGCTCCACGAGTAGAAGCATCATTCAAATATTTCCAGTCAGTTTTATAGAAATCGTAAGATCCTCTACGGAAACCAGAGAAACCTAAGTTCAATGCCATTTCAGAAGAGTTTTCAAATAATCCATAAGCAACCCCACCTTGAGCTCCAGAAGATAATGCAGCAAGCATATCATCAAACTCTAATGAAGTTTGACGGTTTAAGAACAACATGTTTTCTTCAATAGCTCCCTGAGTATCTAAGTTTCTTAAGATTGAATCAAATTCAGCTAATCCAGCAGCAGCAGTAAAGTTGTTCAATACGTTACCTCTTTCTTCAACAGCTGCAAAAAGACCTTGTGTACCTTTTTTACCAGCGGTAGCTGCAGCAGACTGAATACCACTGTTCTGAGTAGTTAAAGCTAATTCACCTTCAACAACCGACATTTCTAAGTAATCTTCAAAACGTAATCTTGTTTCAGATTCCGCTTTTAAATACCACATGAAACCACCAGCCCCATCTTCAGTAGCAATTTCTACCCAGCCAATCTGAGCAGTGTCAGAACCATTAACCGTATATTTGTTACGGATGATAATAGGAGAGTTGGAAAATTGTGTAAAGCTAGGCTCAATACTAGTATAGTTATCTCCGTCAAGAGAAAAAGATGATCCCTTTTTATATTCAGAACCATAAACGAATATTTTAACTACATCACCAGCCGTAAAAGTAGGGGTTAAAGCAACGGTTGTATAGGAAGCAACATCTACATTAGTAGTAGATTGTGTTGGCTTACTAGTTACAACTGCTTTTAATTCAACACCTGTAGTAGGGTTCATAATAACAATTGTCTGATTAATAGACAATACATTAGCTACGTAATCCTTAGGATTAGTAGGAGTAAGGTTAACAGGAATACTAATAGTATTTCCATCAACAATTTCTACATTATTATAAGCAATGTGTAATCTATTCTGTTCTGACCAAATAACCTGATCAGAAGCCATTGGCATCTCGGCTCCTACCATACGTAAGAAACCAGATAAAGTTCTATTACCATAACGCTCTACTTCTTGTTCGTAGATCTCTGGTAAATATTGTTGAGCGAAAGATACGAAATCCAAATTGTTAGGATCCGTAAAGTTTAAATAATTTGTATCTAAAGCTTGTTGCTTCTGGGACGGTTTAATGGTCCCAAAGTTAGGCGTAACATTTGCCATAATTTTTTAAATTTTAATTGTTAAATTTGTTTTTGATTTTCAGTTTTGTAGAATCAACACCATTAATTGCTTTTACTTTAAAACCATTTACAAATATTTCACCACTCGAAGTTTGTCTTGGAGCTGTATTTATATTATTTGACTTTGCTGTAATTTCTTTAATTGCGTCGGCTTTACCCTGCTCATAAAAATGATGAGCTAAAGTATCTACGTTTTCAGCAGCATACATTGCCTTATGATAACCTTTCAAATCTGTTACTTCACCCTTATCATTCAAGAACTTCTTGACTAAGTTAGTAATATTTGATTGTTTATCTGCCACACTCTCTGCGTTTTGAACACCATATCTAAAATTCTTTTCACCTAATTTGAAATCAAAACCTTTGAAATCTTGGGTAAAGAAACTTTTCGTGTCGTTCTTAAACTTTGAATGTTGGCTTTCAACAACTTCCTGCTCTTGTTGGTAGCGATTAAAAAAGTCCATTGCTTTTTGTTGATCTTTGTTTATACTTGGTCGTAACTTTACTTCCTCGTAATATTTAGACTTAAGATCTTCTAAAAAACCTTTGGCTTTTGCAACCTCTTCCTTAAACGCTAATTTCTTTTTACGAATTTCGCGTTCATCGTCCTCGTCTTCATCGTATGCAAATCGATCATCCATAAGAAAATCAATTTCATCTTCATTTAGATGAGGTCTAGTTTTTTTATAATATTCTTTTAATAATAATTCACTATTAACATTAGAGTAATCAGCGTTAAGTCGAACATAATCTTCTACTGTTCCGCCCGTCTCTTCCATAAATGAAATTAACTTCTCTACATTTTCTGGCAATTGTTTACCTGTTGCTTCTGCTACACTAACGGCCTCCTGAGCTTCTTCGACTAATTCTTGTGCGCTCGCTGCAATCTCTTCTTCAGAAACTTCTTGCAAAGCATTTATTTGAATTACTTCTTCTTGCTGCGGGTCATTGTTTTGGGTAACGATTGTGGGTTCGGTGTTTCCTTCATCCACTCTCGGCAATTCCACTTTGGTGATTTCATTGCCCAACACGCTTTCATTTGTTGTTTGCTCTTGAACGGCATTTTCTTCTGGTTTAGTTTGTAAATCAACTTTTGCCACCACAGCAGGTTTATTTAATTTACGAGGCGTGGCTTTTGGTTTTTGCATTTTGAAGCTACCTTCTTGTTTTACTTCTTCTGACATAATATAATAATATAAAATTGGTTAATATTCTTTTACATAAGACCAAAATCAAATTCACTTACTCCGTTATTTTCAAAATCTTTTGGCATAGTATTGTTTTTTCTTTGCTCAATTAATTCCGATTGTTGTGTAGCTTGTATTTTTGTTCTTTGATCTTTTCTATCTTCTGCTTGTTGCAGTTTTTGATTAGCAATATCCACTTGTAATTTTGCTAATTCGAAATCGTATTGAAATTGTTCTGCCATAAGCAGTTTTTTAATTTCTAATTCTTGTTGCATTCTTTGCATCTCAAATTGAGATTTTGATTGCAGTACTTGTATTTCTGTTTGCGCTAACGCTTCTCTTTTTTGAACTTCTGCCATTGCAGCCGCTTCTGAAGCTTGCGCTTGAGCCTCACCCTGCGCTTTAATCATTGCTTGTTGATTTGCTTGATCTTTTTCTTGCCTTTTCTTCTTTTTGAATTTTAAAGCTTGATTAGCTAAATCTATATTTGTTATTCTGTTTAAATCAATAACATCTTCGAGATCTATATTACCCGCCTGCAAAGCTATTTGTATGTTTCTTTGGAATGCTGCTTTTTCTTCTTCCTCTGGCTCTAATTCAAGGAATATACCAAAGTCGTGCAAATTAAGATTTTCAATTTCTCTTAATGTTTCAGCATTAAATAAAGATATGCTCTCTATCAATGATTGTTTTGTTAATGGGAAATTAAGTGAATCCGCAATTCTTAATGATATATTCTCACAAGTTCTTAATGTTAAATATAAACTCGCATCTTTAATATGTCTTGTGGCTGTATTTGAATTTGCTGCGGCCATTTTTTGTAATCCTACTAATGCATCTGGATCAGGAGTGCTTCCGTCTCTTGCTTCATTTAATCCGGTAACATCACGTATCATTTGTAAGTAATACTGATATGTGCCTATCAATGCTTGTATCTTAGCGTTTCCGTTTGATGTTTGTAATTCTTGAATTGGTACTTTGCCAGGATTCATTCCTCCGTCTTGGGACATAGAACGACCAACAATACTACCGGTTTGGAAATACATATTTAAAGCTTCCGCTGGATTATAATTTGTTCCGTTACCTAAATCAACTTCGGCTAATCCATCAACATCGACAAATACTCCATCGGGAACCATTCTTGATAATACTTGTTGTAATTTAAGATGTGTTAACTGAACCATATCAGCAAAAGTAGTTGTTCTACTTACCAATGATTCAATTCTACCTTTATACATTCTTGGTGCGCAAATGTTATAATTCATTTGTACTTTTGTTGTATCAGCAAATGGCCTAGTCATATTTTCAGCTAACTTCCATTCTAACATTTTTTCAAATCCAAGAATCTTGGCGCCTGAATATAATACCTCTATACTTCTTGATACTCTTTTAAAGTTATCATTTTCTGGAGGATTAAAACTATCGTCTTTCTCTATGGCTTTTTCCAGCCCTTGCTCATTATATTTTATTTTAAATACTTGATTTGAATATGTTTTGTATTCAAAATATAGTACCTGAACGGTTGTATTATCATTGCTTTGTCCAGGGTAATTACGAATATAATTCATATCGCCTGGATATTTCTCAATCTCTTTTAAATCTTCATCAGATAAATATGGAAATTGTTTCTTTAATTCTTCTAGACTAATAGCCTTAACTTCTCCAACATAATAAACATCTTCAAAGTTAGGATCTTCCGTATAAGAATATACTAAGTTAGCTGGATCAACATAATCAATAACAATTCCATTAGCAGGATTCCATGATGTTTTAGCACATGCAATACCTATAACTGTTAAATCATAATTAAGTCTCCTAGCAATTAGATCATACTTATTTGTTGCTAATACCTGGTTTATAACCTCTTCCTCTGCAATTTCAATAGATGGTTTATAGTCAAGCTGCAAACGCATTTCTAATTCTTCGGTAGATTCCGGCAAATCTTCTGGGTTTGGAGAATTGAATAAATTTACGCCTAGCTTGCTCTGTATTTGACCAAGCAATTCGCGAGCCATCATATCTCTAATAATACCTGCAGCATAATCTGTTTTTGCTTTTGTTGAAGCAGGATCTTGAGCATAAGCTTTTATACTATAACTCTTATTCGATATACCGTTAACAACAATGTCAACAAACTTAGGTAAAACAGGAATTGGTTTCCAATCTAAATTCAAATAAGACAAATCACCGTTAATTGATAATTCATCTTTATATTTCTGTATAGGTTGTTCACCTCTAGCGTAGAGTCTTAGTCTATGGAAGTTTTGCCAATTAGAACCAAATCTATCATTGCCGGCTCCTCCAACTCTATCTCCTCTAAACCATTCGTTTTCAATAGCTCTACCAACTAAAGCTCCGTATTCGAGTGATTCCTTTACGCTATCCGGTACTACCTGACTTGGAAAAGAACTGTTACTATTAGTATAAATCATTTATTATATTATTTTTGAAGTATTGCCATTATTGTCGTATTTCTTAAAATTCAAAGGCACTGCTCTTTTCTGTACCTCGTAAACAGGAGAGTACAGATGCCTATTACATGCCATTATAGCTAAGCCCGAACTAATAGAGGCGTCATGCTTTGTTCTATCATTGATATTAAACCTTGCCCAGTCATTTAGTGTCTTTTGAAAATACATATCTCCGTGATAATCACCTTGGATCCCAACATAGTTTTCTATATATGTTTCAATTGCTGCTGCGTGAGCTTGTATAATATCTTGACCTGAGTTAGGTATACCACCAATTTCTTTTTCTGTTGGTGATAATTTGTTCCATGTTTTATCTGGTCTATTCATTGAAAAACCTCTATATCCTCTTCGCTTAAAATAATATAACAATCGAGCTTTATTATTCTCTGCTAATATAGGCATACCATAAAACACACAAGCCATTAATACTTCTTCAAAGAATATTTCTGCCGTTTGTGGTCTGGCTACATATTCAAGAAAGAAATGGTTTGCGGGTATGTTTTCCATTGAAAATTTTGTTAACCCATGTAAAGCTCCATTAGAACCTCTTGTGTCAACTGTTCCTGATATATCATAACTATCACAGCCAAAAGCACCACAGTGCTCATTACCAGGATATTTGATACCATCTTTTATTATTACGCGGTTTTGCAAGTATTTATCGGGAACCCAGCTAATTAAGAATCTTCCATCTTGGCTTGGGTAAAATATTACTTTTGAATCTTGTATTCCGTTTTCCCATTGAAAACTTCCACGAGTAATAACATTTGTATTTCTTAAATCATCGTTATAATCAATCTGCTCATATATCTTTGTCAAATTGAATAATGATTGTTTTGTTTCGTCTCTAAAAGCGTGTTGTTCTGTTCTTGGGAACTGACGGTAATATTCATTTAATGCATCAGAATCGCCTTTTAAACCTTCAACTTCATTTTGCCAATGCTCAATTACTCCTGTTTCAATCCAGTTACCATCAACCCCTTTTATTGGTTTTGACGGAGTATCGAAGACAGGTAAGCCATAAGTATCAATGAATCCCTCGTACGACCATTCCATAGGTATGAACAAACTATATAATCCTGAAGCAGTCTGTCCATTGCGGTTTCTTTTCGTAACATCTGAATTGTAATAAAGTTTCTTAAAGTTTTCTCCTCCTTTATCTAAAGCATTTGATGTTGATCCCATCATACACTTACCGATAATTCTCGATCCTAATCGTAAACAGGTCTTAGTAACACGCCAGTTATTTAATATATTATCAGGTCGTTCCCATTTACCACTTTCATCATGTACCAGTAACTTTAACTTTTCACCATCATAGGAGTTGTCCCCTGTGTTCTTCCAGTCAATAGTTGTATCTAATCCATCTAACTCTTCTAACTTTTCATTAGTATCGAGTTTTTTACGTGTAAGCTTTGACGCAGGTATTCTATATGCTAATTCTGTTTTTGGTCTATCCATACCATCTTGGATAGGTTTAAAAAAGAATGGGTAATTTATAGATATTGGCACTACTTTGTCTGTGAACATCTTTTTAGCATCTGCCCCTGACTTAGAAAGTATACCGTATCTGGAATCGCTTGATATAGTTGCTTGATTAACTAGCTCAGCAGATGACATAAATGAAAACCCGGAACGTCTATTCTTTAAATAAGACATACCGTAACATCTATTATCTGCTTTACAAGCTTCCCAGAATATAAAGAACAATCTATTAGATTCTCTGAAATCTGGTGCACCAATATCTATCTTGCTCCATTGCAAGTACATGTAGTGTGTCCCTGTTATATAAGTAGGTTTCCCATTATTATAAAAAGCAAAACCTTCTTCTCTATACTTAAATTCTTGATCGATGTAATCATACCAGTGCTCTTTAAAAGCTTCCGGGTATTTATTCCAATCAAAAACATTTTTTATTTTTGATATTTCTTTTGGAATTTCTAATTGTTCCCAATATTGATCTTCCTGTTTATTAGATCTTTTATATGCTCCATCTATTAAAGGTAAAGCAATTTTAAGATTCTGTATTTCGTATATTTCACCAATCTTTCCAGTCTTACTAATAACAACAACATCATGTTCCCGGTTATATCCGTATTCCCATTTGTTGTGTCTATTCTTTTGCTTTATTATATTAGGTCTAATATGATCGGTAATTTCTCTATATAAAGTTTGTTCGTACATTATTTAGACCTCCCTTCTGCAAAACCCTTGAAAACTTTTGTTTCAGTAGTATTTTCTGCTTCGTCCATCATTCGCTCTTCTTCTTGAATGCGACTTAATATTTCAAAGGCATCAAAGATTGCAAGCTTTTTTGTGGCTGCTGCATTTTTTAATTTGTCAGCGGATAAATCATCTTCTCCGTTTTCGAGGATAGCTTCTTCGGCTACTTTGATTAATTCTAGTACAGCTTTATGACCAGCGACTATTATATTCCTCTTCGTCTCCTTTATATCCATATTTAATTACAATATCATTAGATTTCATACAATATAATCTCTGATCATCTATGATAAATTCAAATTCCCCGTAAGGCTTGTATCCAACTAGGTCACCAGGATTGATTCCGAGCTTGTTTAAGGACTCGTTTCCATATTTTAGTATTCCAATATGCTTACGCTCTTTATCGAGCTTAAATTGGTCTATATTTTTTATTGGCTTAACAAAGCAACGGTCCCCATAAGAGCGCCATTCATTATCTCTGTTATACAAATAAATTTGGTCAGGAGCACAAAAGTATAAATCTTCTTTAAAGTATGATCTACTATTCTTTTGTCTACCTTTAATATCATAGAAGCGTCTAAATACATTATGGTGTATTACAATAATATCACCAGGTTTTATATCGGTTTCAAAAGCTAATGGAACAGAAACAACTTCTGCTAACTTATTAACTGATTTGAAACTTTCTATTCTAGTATTTATTATTAATTGTTTACCATTAACATCAATACTATTATTATATCTAGAGCCTACAGGTTTAATTATAAAATCAAATACAGCTGTCATATTCATTCTAATATTCTAAATCATATTCAACAGAGATAGCCATGTTTGAATTAAATTTCTTCCAAGGCATTACTTCTTCGTCTTTTTTAATATATATATTATACGAATTATCAGTATTATCCAATAAAATATAAGAGATGCGATGCCCTCCATAGACCTCTTGACCTACGGAGTAATGCATTGCATCGTCTTTATAATTAGTCCCTATACTTATTTTTCTAACGACTGAGTCCATTATTTAAGCTGTAGCTTCTTCTGGCACAATCTCAGTATATGATCCATCAGATAGATCGATATTGATTGCTCCATATTCTTTTTCTAATTCAGCTTTGAACTCTTCTGAAGCTTGGTTAACTTCTGCAACTTGGTGTAGTAATGCGTGTTTTTGCGCTTCTAACACTCCAATGTTTGAAAACAAGAAGTTTAAATCTTTTTGTTGCTTTCTAATAGTTTCTAATTGTTCTTGTGTAATCTGTTTTACTACTTCCATGTGATTAAATTTAATTGTTAATTGTTATTATAATAATGTTAAAAATATTTTAACTTAGTTTTTATCTATATAATATTATGCTAGAAACAGGTATATTAACAGCGCTTGTAACGCTAGTTACCATTATAGGCAAAAATGAGCCTTGATTTAATCCAGAAAAAGTAGTGTCAGCACTATTACCCGCTAATCTAACAGTAATAGAGGCAGGATCCCCTTCAGTTGTAAAAGCACCAATAAAAACCGCTGACGGTTGTGATGCCTCTTCAGGAAATGCGCTTAATGTTTTTGATGTTACTGCAAAGTCTGGTTGATTTCCAAATTGTCCCATAATTATTTTTTAAATATTTTATTGTATAAACTTTGTTTTTTTATAGGCACTTCTAAAACAATATTCCCAGGAAAAGCATAATCTTTCCCCGGTTTCATTAGTTTTTTATTACCTAAGTTGTCAATACCTAAAACGTCAAACTCAACATTTTCCATTGTTATGTTACCGCTAGGTATAATATTGTATGGTTTGTTTTTGTCTTTGCTATTTTTTTTATAGCCAGTTTTAGATATATTCATAATTATCTTCTTGTTATTCTTCCTCGGTCTTCCATTGATTGTAACTCTTCTGGAGTTCTAGGGGTTGTTCTGCCAGATCCTAAATTAGCAAATGATGCATTAGAATGAGATTGGGTAGCTTTAATCTTGTTAGTTCTTTCTACGCCTTTAACTAATTTTTCAACCGCGCTAGGCTTATTCATTTGTACTCTTGTTACAAAACCACCTTTGCTATCGTATTCTTCCATAAAGTCGCCAACTTTTTTAGTTGTATGAGTAGCCGTATTAGCAGAAGCAATACCGCTTTTAGGATCAACTTCAATCTGATTGCCTTTTTCAATATCTTCTTTGCCCTTATTTGTTTGGATTGCTTTATTGAATTTATCAACAGAAGTAGTTTGTTTTTTAGTATAATCAAACCCTTGCTCTTGTTTCATTGGAGAACAACTCATTAGTGTTGGCGGAATACCATTACCGGTTTTAGGCATATTGCCACGGCCAGGGGTCATTTTAAATGGACTTTTCATTTTTTTTGTTTTAATTGTTTAGTTTTCTTTTGTATATTAAAATATTAGGAGCATCAGAAATAACGCTTTCAGCCATAGTATTCTCGTCTACAATTACAAGTTTTCCAATCGCCGCCCAGTCATTTGGTTGATAATATGTTTCCATATATAGGTTGTTTTTATTAAATTGATAACCAGTAACATCTATTAATGTATTGGTCTCTTTTAATAAAACGGTTATTTTTAAGTTATTTTTACTTACTGATTTGAATTCGACAAAATGATATTTTGTTTCCCACTTACCTTCTAAAAATGCTTTATCCATTTTTTGCGAATAAGAAACAAAACAAACAAATAATAATGCCAATAATAATACTAATTTTTTCATAATATATTAAATTAAAGTTATATTATTATTATTACACGTATTTATTGCTTTTTATAAGCTTCCTTTTCCCAAGGTAATGTTTTGGCTCCTTCATTCATTTTTGAACGTGGATATTTTTTACCCTTCCAGTAAACATTTGATTCATCGTAGCCTAAATCACCTCTCTTCATTTGATCGATGTGTATAAGCTCATGCTCAACTGTTTTATTCTTTTTTAACTCAATTGGCGATACATCCTTATTAACTAAGATTGTGCCATTAGACTGAGCCATACCTAATACATTGTTATCCATATCCTTACTGTATATTGGTGTATTATCAATATTATAAGGGGGACCAGTCATTTTAAATGCCATATTAATTTAGCATTTTTTCATTTTAGCAGCTGGTTTACCTTTAGATGCACCATACTTTTGCATAGGGGCAGGCGTTGCAGCCGCTTTAGCTTCTTTTTTTGCTGCTACTTTAGCCGCGATGCCAGCCATAACTTTGCTTGCCGCACTTTTAGTTGTATTAGCCACGGTTTTTTTAACAATTTCTTTTTTCATTTTTGTAGTTTTTAATTTTCGTTTTTATCTTTATTTTTATCTTCAAAGTGACTATATATTCTAATTGCAGTATAACCAATAGAAAGTATAAGAAGAATTATTTTTAATGCTGGTTCTAAATTTGTCATTGACAGAGATAGCGCTACTGCATTTAATCCATATAGTTTAATATCAGTTGTGCCCATTAAAGTTTACATTTCGCTCTCTGAGTAATAGGAGCAGCGTGATACATAGTGGGAGTCTTTTTAACTTCCATTCCATTTTTTCCATTGCTCGAACCTTGACCCATTGGGAAACCAGTCATATCTAATGGACCGTCCCATAAAGCGTTAGCTCCTGTAATACCGTTATTTTCTATTCTTTTAACGGCAGGTGTTACTTTTCTCATACCTTATATTTGTTATTAATCGATTACTATTTTAAATTGTTGGTCCCATTACACGATCATAAGATCCGTCTGTTGGCATTCCAAATACGCCTGTCATTGTAGATTGCGTTTTTGGATTAAAGTTTACAGGTGCGCCAGATGGCTTTACACCTGGATTGAATGTACGTGGTTCGGAAACAATTGGAGCCGTAGGAATTGTAGTACCCGTTAAACTCATATTTGTAGTAGTTGCCGCGCTTGGTAACATACCAGGATCAGCCGGCATTCCTTTCATTTGATTGTTGTATATCATCTTGTTTTATCTTTGTTTAAATTATTTATTGCTGAACGTAATACAATATCTGTATATGTATTATTCTTCATTATTTTATTACTTCTTGCTGTAGTTGGAATATCTTCTTCTCCTAGCATAATCCGGTACATTCTATGTATTAGTTGTTTGCACTTGAATGAAACTTTATATATGTTATACTTCTGGGTTGTACGGTTTCTATTTCTCCATACCACTATCCATCCTTCTTTTAACAAATTGTTCCAGCGCTTATTGTCCCAACTATATGCGTATGTACCTATCTTATAATCTTGCTTGGTAAAAAAGTCCATGCAATCAAAATATATTAATAATTCTAAATCAGCGTCAGTAAGATCATAATTTCTACAAGCCCATCTGCGTATTAACCTATAATGTTTTAATAAGCCAAGACTTTTTATATCACTAGCTTCTATTCTTCTCATAGAACTATTACAACGTCTTGTAATCTTATAACTTGATATTCATGCCCGTCAAATTCAATTCCATGACCTGCAGCTTTATCATAGTAAATAACATCAGCTTCTTTTAAACATTTAATATCTTCACTAACAGAAACTACAATAGCTTCTTTATATCTAATGTTTTCTTTATCTTTTTCTTTTAATAATAAACCATTTTCCGTTTTTGATAATCCCTCTTTCCTTGGGAGGATCACTATATTATTACCTATTGCCTTCATTGATTCTTAAATTATTAATTATACAATCAGTTGACAATATGGTAATAGCTACAGAAGCTGCATTCATTAATGCACTTTTTGTAACAGATAATGGATCAATAATACCCGCTTCAATCATATTAACTTCTTCTCCAGTTACAGCATTCAATCCAGAGCCATCTGGACGACTTGCAGTTGAACTTGGTATATCAATACCCGCGTTAGTTAATATTGTCTTAAACGGAGCCGTAATAGCTTTTAACAACGCTTCTTCAGCTTTATTCTTGAATACAATTATTCTTGATGCATCTAAAAGAGCAATTCCTCCTCCCGGAACAATTCCTTCTTTAATAGCTGCTTTAGTTGCGCAAATTGCATCTTCAACTCTATCTGCTTTTTCTTTTAATTCAATATCAGATCCAGCACCCACTTTTACTACTGCTACTTTTGCAGATAATCTAGCTAATCTTCTTTCTATTCTAATTACTTCAGCCGGTGGTAAGCTTGCTTCTAATTGTGATTTTAATTCATCAATTAAAACTTGAACTTCTTCTTTTGTTTCACCAACATGCAATATAGTCTCTGTATCACTAGTTATTGCTTTTAAACAATGACCTAAACAATCTGTATCAATAAGATCCATATCATCTCCTAAGTCCTCATTTATAATAGTAGCACCTGTTAACAATGCTAAATCCGATAATGTATCTTTTTTATTAATACCGTACGTCGGGGCATTAATCACATTTACTTTAATATTACCTTTTACTTTATTCATTGCAAGAGCGGCTAATACTGTCGGCTCTATGTCTGCAATAATAAGTAATGGCTTGTTTGCTTTTATAACGTATTCTAAAACCGATTGTATTTGTCTTATAGATTCAACTGGTGATTCAATAAGCAATACTAATGGATTTTCTAATTCAGCAACTCTTTTGTTAGGATTAGTAATAAAATGTGAATTTACTAAACCTTTATCATATTGGACACCATCAATAATTTCTATTTCCGTTTCTGCATTTGCCGATGATTCCATCATAACAATTCCGGTTTCACCCACCTCTCTAAATGCATCTGCAATAATCTTTCCAAGTACTGGATCATTATTAGTTGAAATCGTAGCAATGTGATCTATCATATCTCCATTTACAGGAACTTTAATAGATTCTAAATATTCTACTACTTTGTCAACTGTTTGTTCAATACCGTTCTTTAAGTCTCTTGCATTAACTGTATCTTGGACTGCGTAAGCTTCTTGTAAAATAGCATGAGCTAATACTGTTGCAGTTGTTGTTCCGTCTCCGGCTTCTTTAACTGTTTTTCTAGCTGCTTCTTTTAAAAGTCTCGCACCCATATTTTCAACTGGATCAAGTAGTGTAATGCTGTCTGCTACTGTAACACCGTCTTTTGTAATAATCGGCCTACCTTTTCCGTCTTCTAGCATTACACATTTTCCACCCGCTCCAAGTGTTGAACTAACTGCTTTTGTAAGTTTCTCGATACCTGCAAAAACATTGTCCCTCGCCTCTTTGCCGAAGCTGAGGTTTTTAACTATTTCATCGCTCATAATTTAATTGAATTTAATTTAATATATATATTACCTGTTTTACGGCTTTTTTACCTGCCTTGTCCTCGATATTGCTTTTTATAATTTTTTGAAGACTTCAATACAGATGTTTTAGCTTTAGCATGAATACCTGGACGGCTTATATTCTTCTCATCTATTTTAATTGAGCTCTGTGTTGCTTTTTGTTTAGACATTATTTTAAAATAATTTATATTCAACAATAACTACATACGTAGAAAGATTATTTGGTTGTGCTAAATACTGCGCTCCCGCTCTTATTTTATTAAAACTTAGCAAGACGGTTGCAGATAAGCAGGGTTGCATTGTATTATTTCCAATAGTTCTTAACCCTAAGTATCCATTTAATTTTGGCTTTTCCCACCAGCCAATAGCTTTGTCTTGAATAGTTATAATTTCATTTTTTTTAGAAAGTATACTATCTTTAATCTTTATGATTTCTGCAAGTTCATCATTCTGTTCCTGCAAGTTTTTAATCTCTTCTTCCTTAAGAATTAACTTTTGCTTACACAAATCACCTTTAACAATATCTTTAACTACCTCTCTAGCTACACTCTCATTTAATACTATCTTTTTGATTGTATCGGTTTGAGAAAAACTCTTGAAGCTTACTAAAAGCAATAGTATCAATAATTTTAATCGTATCATGTTCTATTCTTGTTAATGTTCTTTGTTTTTCAATAATCGTATTTTTGCCAAGCTTTAAACTATCAAGTTTATTCCAGTGAGATTCTTCTTGCTTCTCTAATGCTTTAATTTCTTTTTCAAGTCGTTCCTTTTCTTTTTTTAATTCATTATTCTTGCCTATCCCGTAAATTAAGAATAGGCCGAATAATATGATTAGGATGGTTCCTAGCCATTGTTGTTTTATAAAATTACTTATATGGAACATAACTTGTTTTGCCGTTTGTTTTTACGGCTTTAAGAATTTGCTTTCTTTGCTTGCCCGTTGATTCATAAGAAACATGAACCCAATCTGGATTTTTATCTGTACCAAATTCCCAAATCATTTGGTCAAAGACTAAGTTATCTTTAATAAAATCAAATACCATTTTATTGGTTATGCCATTTGAACTTCCGTCCATGTCAATGTCAATAGCTTCTCCCTGGCAATGCTGCGAAGATAAGCTCCCCCCAATAGCTGCATTAAGAGCCTTGCTTCTGTATCCTGATGATATATGAATAGGAACTCCAAAGTGTTCTCTAATTGGTTGGAATATATTCTCAGCTAACTTCTTAAAGTTTTCAATATGCTCCGGAGTTGGCATATTGCTAATTCCTTTTCTCTTTGCAGTTTCGCTTCTTGTAACTTCTGCTAATGTTAAATTTTTACTCAGTTGCATCTTTTTCTTGTTTTTTGTTATTAAATATTTTGCCTGCAGTAGCAATACCAAAGACTACCGATGTTAACATCAAAAATCCATTAAAAATAAATTCCTCAATTACTAATTTTGATCCCCACACTCCGGTAATAATATCTACTAGAAAAGCGAGTACCATCATAAAAAAAGAAATTACACCAACAAATGATTTTTCGTTTATTGTATTATTGTCACTAATTAATTCTTTCCAAAATCCCATAATTATTTTATTGTGTCTATGACTGTTATTGAATCCTTATTTGTACCAAGCACTTTGTCAAAAAATGACCTTTTTTTAGGGTACTTATATTCTTTTATTTTTTCATTTGCAACGGCTAAGCAATCTTTAGCTGTTGCCAGCTCCTCTTTTGCTAAAACTAGTTTTTCACCTAATGAATTTTTTTCATAAATAACTTCATCAACAGATATTTTAAATCCATCAACCATTTCTAATAAACTATCCACCTTCTCGGTATCGGCATATTCTACAGCAATAGCATCCGCTATCTTAACCTTGGGTTCAATAGTTTTTTCGCATGAAACTAATAAAAACCATAATATGATTATTATAATATACTTTTTCATTATTTAAGTCCTTTAATTTCGTTTAACATTTCTAATTTAGCGCTAGCTCTCGCTAGTGTACTATCCGATTTTTTTAATCTTTCGTCAAGCTTGTCAACTTTTTTAGTTAGTTGTTCTACATTGACACCACACTTGTCTATTTGTGAAGTGTAGTTCATTTTGTTGTCGACATATAAATATCCAACAGCAAGTATTACTAAGAATAATAAACCTTTAACAGGATCCTTAGAAAACTCTTTAAATGATATTGGCATTTCCATAATTAATATATTTTATTTAAGTTAAATGTCTGTGTATAAATAAAACTAGTAAGAGAAGCAGTTCCCCACTGAGCAGTTACTACCAATGTATTCGCTATCGTTGTATCAAATGTTGTAGAATTAACACTTCCAAAGTGAGTGCTTGGAGAAGCATAGCCGCTTGAAAAGATAGCTGTTGTAGCTATTGCAGCTGTTGAAGCCGCTCCAGTTGCTCTTACCGTTAAAGTAGCCTCTAAATTCCATCTACTGTTTGAAACACTGGGCCCAACTGATGAACCTGTAAATTCTGCTAAAACAACACCATCAAGTGTTTTTATAGATATAGAAATATTATTGCTAATAACCGAATTTATAAGTCCAGCTAAACTAAGTTTAAATGAATCTCCAACCACAAGACTATCTGCTGGCAATGTTAATGTACCCGCAATAGTACCGTTTAATAAAGTAAGCGCTGAGGTGGTATTATTTACAGGAAGAGCATTTGTAGTAAGGACAGCTAAACCATAATTAGTTATGTCCGATAAATATGCAATAGTTCCAGAAGCATCTTGAAATGTAGCCGTATTTGTTGTTGCAACAGGATTAGGCGCTTTAACATTTGTTCCAAAATTTGTGTCTATACCTTTTATAAATATACCTCCATTATAGATTTGAGCATATTTTGCCCCACCTACACTTACAAAGTTAAATGCATTTTTATCGCCTGTTATAGATACATAACCAAGACCAGCTGGAGCAAAATCATTGTATAAGTATATACTGCCAACTTTGGCGTCTTCTAAAGAAACATTGCCAGCTGTTAATACTTGATCTAGCGTATTAGAATAATTGGCTACTACATAGCCGCCTATAGCGTCTGCTGTAAAACTAATAGTTCTTGCCGATCCATTATCTTCATTTTCAAACCTAGTAGCTATTAATAAATCAGAACTGTTTAAAGAAGTAACTCTAGGATAGCTATATATTATTGCCATTTTATATTTTTGTTTTAGTTGTTAGCGAATGGTGGTGGTAATGTTACATATACAGGATTGATAATTAATTCAATCTGTTCTGCAATATTTAATTGTAAAGCGGGTACATCCATTGTTGCTTCCATCCATCCGATAACTTCCGCTTCGGTTAAGTCTGGATAAGGTATGAATGCTTCAGGCGTAGGTGTTCCTACCGCTTGTGCTCCATAAACATTAGCTGTAATTCCGTTCTCATCTGTTCCAATGTAAACCCAATGTACTGTTGTAACAACGTCCATTAATCCATCTTCGTCTACTCTGCAATCAAATGCAGGAAAATTCCAAGTGTAAGTAATCATAATTATTTAGTTTATTTGTTATTAATTTGTCATCATTCCTCTGACCGTTATTCTTATCCAAGCATCATTCCCTGATGTATTAGTTAAAACTAAGGTTTGGCCACTTCCTCCTAAAGAAAACACAAATCCAGACATATTACTCCACTCTATTTGTCGTACGTCTTTAAGATTTCCACTGCCGCTACTCTTCCATCCCGTATATACAGTGCCTACCGCATAATCGCCTCCGGCATCAAGTCTAATCATATATTCTATAATTGCTCCAGCATAGTGAAGGAAGTCAAATGTTATAACGTTTGTAGCTCCTCCATTAGGGATAGGCACTGGTTTTGGTGCATATATGTGTGGTACCTGAGCTGAATCTGCATTACTGTTAAATTGAGATATGGCTAAACAATCCTGCCCTAAATTATTAGTATCAGGACCAACGTTTAAATCAACTCCAATAGCAGTAAGACCGTTAGCGTTATTATTAGTATTAGCCCCCCATCCTAGAGCTATGTTGTAATTAGCTGTTGTTGTTGAATCTAAAGCACCAGTTCCAATAGCGGTGTTTGTTGATATATTTCCAGGCCCTCTACCAATAGTAACATTATTAATCAAAGCGTCTCCAGCAACATCTAATAAAGCACCTGGACTACTTGTTCCAATACCTACGCTGCCTGATGAAGTGATACGCATTCTTTCTGAACCAATAGCAAAAGCCAAATCATTTACCCCACCCACTCTGTAAATTGCTGGATCTGTATTTAATGGCGAACCGCTACCTGCAAAATTTATTGCAGCACTCGTTACGTTAATATGACCAGCAACATCTAATTTAGCACTTGGACTTGTTGTTCCAATACCTACGTTACCAGCCTCGTTTATAGTCAACTTAGAATCAGCAAGAGTAGCGCTTCCAGGCCCTGATTGAGGTCCATTTAATATATGTACTTTACCTTGAGCGTTATTTGAAGTTAAATCTGTTCTTTCAAATACTATAGCTGACTTTCTATAAAGTGTATTATTTTCTCTATAACCAAAATGAATACCTGAATAATTCCCTATACCTAAAGTTACTGCAAAACTTGCGTAACCATTATAAGGAGTATTTACATCTAATATTGATTGAGGATATAAGGTACCTATGCCTACATTACCAGCATTGGTAAGATTTATTATTTTATTAGCAAATGCTCCACCAACATCATTTCCTATACTTAATGTAGAACTATTCACAGCAGATACCCCAATTTTCCAAGATTGAACCCCGGGGTGATCAATATAGTAACTACCCAATGTGCTTCCAAGTGTACCTAATACGCCAATTGTTCCATTAACAGCTAGTTTAAACGGATCAGGACTTGTCGTTCCAATTCCTACGTTGCCTTCTACTATTAAACCATTGCTTGGGGGTGTAGTAAAGTAATTTGCGCCAATTGTTGCTCCTGCTCTGATGTGTGATGTATAATCACTACCACCTTTTACAACAAATGCAAAACCTCCGCCTCCTCCATCAACTCTTAATCCCTCACTTCCTGTTGCTGTAGAAACAATATCTAATTTTGCCCCTGGACTAGTTGTTCCAATGCCTACGTTAGTGCCATTGTCATAAATTAATGAATTACCTAATGTACTTGCTGTAGTAAATTTAGAAACGTAATTTGTTGTACCTGATATTGCAGCTGTTGATCCAGAGCTCCCTGTAATGCTAGTGGCTAAAGGCTTATATGTTAAGACGCTTACGTCGGTGCAATCAGAGATGTTAGCATCGGTCCAAGTCCATCCGCTTGAATAGCTTGCTTGATAGCTACTACTATAAACACTTTCTACATAAAGTTTTGACCAATATGGTGGAGATGGAAGATAAATAACTACAAATCCATTTGTGTCTTTTGCTAAGCTAACAGTTGGACTCCAAGCCCCATTTGATATTATTGTTTCATTCCAAAAAGTTTCTAAATAATAGTGCCATCCAAGTGACAAAGATACCATTTGTTCTGCTCCATAAGCAAAACCTTTTATATTTACTGTAAAGTCAGCTGCTCCAGAAGCAAAAGGTATTGTTGTATTAATTCTTACTTGTGTTTGATTATTGACATTTATATCAAGAATCCCAAGCGATAGTTTTTTACCTCCAGCCGACACTATTCCTGTTGCAGCAATATTGCCAGACACGTCAAGTCTTGCTACAGGACTTGTTGTTCCAATTCCTACGTTGCCAGCGTTATTTATATAAACTCTACTTACTCCGCTTGAATACAAGGATATGGCATCTGTCGCTAATGAACCAAAATAAGCTATTCCGTTTGTTCCTTCTATAAACGCTCCCTCATAAGTGTTTGCATCTCTAAATCTACCTAATCCAATAACGTCTAATTTCGAAGCAGGACTTGCCGTTCCAATCCCAACGTTACCATTTGGTCTAATTCGCATTCTTTCTAACATAGAACCTCCCTCTGGAGTTGTCCAAAAAGACATCTCTCCGCCAGTAGCATCGCCTCCTCTATGAAATTTTATAGAATTATTTATAGTACCATACCACTTGCTACTTAAATTAGTTATATTAGCAGAACTATCTCCTACAATTCCAAGAGAACACTGCTCTCCAGTTGTAGTATTATCTACCTCAAATTTTAGTGTTGGGTTTGTCGTTCCAATACCTACGTTGCCTGAAGGTGTTAAAGTTAATTTTGTTCCGCCGGCAGCTCCATTGTAAAACTCAAGATTACCAATTGTTCTACCGTTTTCAATATTCCATTCTGCACCCCCTACCCTTGTATCAATCATTTGATAAATAGGATAAGTTGTAGCCCAATTCCCATTAACAGAAATATTACCTGCAATACTTACCGCAACTCCACTTACTTCACTTATAATACTATTACCTAAAGATGTAGAACCCGTGAATTTAGGCACGTAGTTTGTTGTACCACTTGCATTAGCCTTTGAATTAAATGTAGTCCAATCTGCTGAACTTAACGCCCCTCTATTAACAGCTGATGCTGTAGGCAAATTGAATGTATGTGTATTTGTAGCAGATGATATATTAAAATCCGTACCTGCTGTTCCAGGAGCAAAATATTGCACTTGCGCGGTTAAACCGTTTAATGCGGTTAATCCCGTAGAGAATGTTGTAATCACTTCGCTCAGATGGCCATTTTGGGTATGCATTGTAATAGTTCTACCCGAGTGAGTTACATATACTCTAACCGCTAATCTATCCGTAACCAGTAATGTAGTTGCGGGAACCGCTAAAGGTGTAAAATAAGCATCAATAGCTGTGCCGTTAGTAATACCTTCAGGTGCTGCTGAACTACTAGCTATTAAAGTAAAGACCCCTCCCGAAGAATATTTATATAATTCAAGGTAGAAAGATGGAGAACCGCCGCCTGAACTTGCACTAAAATAAATTTCAAAGTTCCAATTTCCCGCTGGTATATTAAGTTGATTTGGGGAGGCTACATCTGTTAAGAATGAAGCTATATATCCATTTGCATTGATAGAAAAATCAGCAGCTGTACCAGTATTAGCTACTGGACTCATTTGATAATAACCACCAACACTTGACACTGTTCCTCCATTAAAGTAGAATACTTGACTAGATCCACCTCCCCCTGGTGTTTGAGGAGGAGTAATCCATTCCGTTTTAGTTCCTGTAGAAGATAGCACTTGACCAGCAGTACCTGTAAACCCAAATGAGTCTATAAGTCCAGCTTGTGTTTCTATATCACTTAAGAATTTTTGACTCATATTAAATTTGTATTAAATTACCCAACCTTAGTAACTAATACTCTAATCGGGTTGGTTGGTGCTGTTGCAAATGTTACCGTTACTGTATTTACAGTTGGTCTAGATACATCAGAGAATATAGTTTCAAATGTTACTGTATCATATAATTGTACATTTACATCCTTTGTGTTTAAACTGTGAGTTACTGTTGAAGTAACCGATATTGTAGTTGCATAAGAAGTTGCTGCTGGCGTAGCTAAACTTACAGCCCCTGCGGTTACAACAAAATCAGCAGAACTGAATGACGCAATACCAGGTACGGTATAAGTAGCTAGATCGATGTTATTTTGTAATGTTGTCCAATCCGCTAAAGTAGTCGGATTATTAACATTAGCAATAAGCAAATCACCCACTCTTACTTGTTCCGTAAAGAATGTACCATCCACGGTTACTGCAAATGTCCAACCTGTTTTAATACCAGTTATTGTAGGTACTACATCTAAGTTTGGCGTATTTGTAGCCGCGTCATATCCTCCTTGGAAAACTAATGCCGCAGTAGTTGAAGCATCAATATAATTTTTAACTAATGTCAACGCATCCATTGGAATTGATCCAAATGATGTTTTCTTAACATTACCATCAGCATCGTCATTAAACAATATTGCGTCATCTGCAGAAGCCGTTGCTGTAGTACCAATAACAATAAAGTTATCTACACCAGCATAATCAAGTGATATAGTTCCAGTAGTCGTAATTGTACCACCTGTTAATCCGCTACCAGTCGCAACAGAAGTTACAGCTGTAGTCAAATACCCTTGCCCTACAACGAAATCATAAATCTGATCACCGGTTGCTAATGATGTTGAACCATTCGTAACCGCAGCGGTATTAATAGCTAACGACGGAATTGGCCCAGTACCGTTGGTAATGGTTAATTGGTTTGATGTAGTTGTTTGAATTTCAGTAATGTCTCCATCCTGCCCGACATCTACCCAGCCCCCACTTCCATAGAGTCTTAATTTATTAGATACTGAATTATAATATATCTGTCCTGCAACAGGTGTATATAATGTTGGATCAGAAGTTGCTGGTTGAATAACCGCATATTGTAGTTGGTTCGTAGTTAAATTTATACTACTTAAGTATTGTATTGCCATAGTTTAGTTCATATATGCTTGTCCTGAGAAAGCACCGTTAAAAGTTATAGTTAAGTTATTAGTTGAAATATATTGTACGTCACCGAATACCTGTACATTGTCATCACTGACAACAGATACCGACGGAAATTTAGCCAAGTTGTGTGTTACATTCCAAACTGAAGAAGCAACTGCCTGTGTATAAACAAATGTCTTATCTCCAACATTAGGGACAATGTCTGGATTAACGAATCCCGGATATACCGCAACACCGTAAAACTTATCCTCTAAGATATTACCATTTGCATTTACCGCTTCTATAGTTATATCTAAGAAATTTACATTGCCAACCACTGGTGATATACTAATACATTTATATATACCGAAGTTATTCAAGTTATCCACTTGAGCAATTATGATAGCTTCATTTGCCAATGTAGCAAGATACTCTGCAACACTGTTTCCTGATGTAGCAAATTTACTTATGCGTATAACCGTTATATTATTAAACGGTGTATTTGCTCCTCCTCCTGAAACAAAGCTTATAGATCCAGCTTTTCTACCAGGAGCAATATTGTTTTGGAAAAAGAAATTATTTTGACCAGCAATAGCAATAGCGCTAGTATCATTAAAAAAAGTAGCTATAGCCCCAATCTCGAAATTTTTAGTTATATTCTTCCTCCTCCCGTTAACGATCTTAGTGGAAGTACCAACTACTATATCTGTGGATAGTATATCCGTATTTTTTGGATAACTATAAATTATAGCCATATTATTACTTTATTAATTAACAATTCCATTTGTCCAACGCTAGTTTCTTCCTCGTTGGTTCTCCATTCGGTTTCTTCATTGGTCCTGGCATACCAGACATCCTAGCGCAAAAAGATTTACGCCTCTTTGCATCTTTACTACCCGGCTTTAATTCCGATGGTTTTTTAGTAACCGCCGTTTGTAGTTTACTGCCTGGATTCTCTTTTCTATAACTTGCAACTCCTTTTGCATTCAACCCACCTTTTGGATCTTTACCTTCTTTACGTGTCCAAGCCGCAGTTTTTTTCTGCATAACCGGTGATTTCTTTACAGCAGATGTACCACAAGCACACCTACCTTTACATTTACACGACATACTATATATTTTATTTATGAAACATTACTACTACTAGATCTTCTAGCTCCCATACCAACTTTCTTCTTAGCCGATACAACTTTTGTTTTTTCCGCTTGCGTCATTTGACCCCAAGGCTTTGGGGAATCCTTATTAACTCTTACAGATGGTCTACAAGCTTTCACTCCTTTTCTATCCGCAGATCCACATACATTACCTTTCTCATCGGTCCACTTCTCTTTGAACCATCTTTTTAAGGATACACCTTTCTCGGTTTTTCGTATAGCCATTACTTTTTGCCTTTATTTTTTCTACACTTAGCGATAGCACCACTAGCATAAGCCGAAGGAAATACATCATACGTTGCCTTTACTTTTTTATAACAGGAATCTTTAACAGTTTGTTTCATCGGCGATTCAATAACTCCTCTACCAATCAACACATCTTTCTGGGTAACTTTACCATCACCACTCAAATCCTTTAACTTCTTTATAGGACTGCTACCAGATCCAGATCCAATAGTATACCCATTGTTTGTTTTAACACCTAATCCCTGAGGACCAATACCTTTTGCATTCATGCTATTTAGTTTTATATTTTTTACCACTCTCTTTCTTTGTTCCCTCACCCTCATTACCTCTGTTCTGTTTAACAGATTCAAATCTCCCATCCTCATGATCATAATCCATACCATTCTTTCCAGGATGCTTGCGATGCATTCTCTGCGCATGTGCCTTCTTATCCTTTCTATCATCCGTCTTAGCATACGCCAAATCTCTCTCCGCTTTAGCCTTAGCCGCTTTAGGAGATAACTTCTGCTTTAATAACGGCGATTGTGATCTTAATTGAAACATAGTTTGTACTTTAATATAGTATATACTATTACGCATCGATCTCAATTCTTACAACATAAAGAAGTGTGACATTAGCCTACTATTTATATACTTAATAAGCTTACGTCACCTTTTTGGAAATACTACATTAGATATTTGGAACTAAGGGGTTATATACTATTTTTAACGTAAACTTTTACAAAGGAAAACGATTTTGTTTTTCGCCCCCCGGGTGCCTGTTTTTGGTTTTGTTCCAAATGTTTTGCCTTTTCCGGTTTCGGAATCGTATGTGTTAGGCTTACTGGTATGCGTATCTGGTGCTGTGTTGGGCCGTGTGTTGAGCGATGGCGTGCATTCGTTACGTTACGTATCGATGCGTAGTGATCGTATCGTGTGGATCGTGCACGTGGTCCGTGTCGTATCGTATACGTTTGTTCTCGTTCATACGGCATAGCGCGTTAGCGCGGAGCGTATAGCATTTACAAGGTTGATACGGGTTGATCTTGATAATATAGGTGTAACAAATTAAATATAAATATTATGGAACTTAGAAATTTAATTACAGAACAGTATGATTTATTATTAACAGATAATAATTATAATATTCCTGAGGATATTGAAATGGAAATTGAGGATCAAACAGGATTATACAGGGATTTCTGTACAGATACAGAACAGTATCTAGATACCCAGATGGAATGGATTAAATTTATTCTGGACTATCCTATGGAATTCTAACCTCCAGTTATAATCTGATCTAACCCCTCAGGGGGTTTTTACTCTGCATCCTGCGGAATGGACAGGCGGAGCCGTGGCTACAAGCGAGCGGAGCGAGTGTATAGCACTTACAGACTTAGTACGAAGAGTATTTGATAATATAAATGTAACTAAAATAAATAACTATGATATTAAAAATTAATAAAAATTTCAGATCAATTATTACTAATCAATTAATTAATTCAAATAAATTAAACTTTGAATTTAAAATTCTAAACTCAAATTTATTAATCAATTCAAAAGATCTTGAAGAAGTTGATAAAATATTAAATAAAAACTTTCACAAATATAAAGTTCTTACAAAGTAGATACGAAGAGTAATTGATAATATAAGTGTAACTAAAAATAAATAATATGAATAGAATAGATCAATTAATATTAAATAAATATCCGGATCAATTAGATCAAATCAAAGATAAAATAGAACTATTAAAACTAGACTATGATCAAGATCAATTTCTTGAAGAAGATATAATAGAATCTATATTAATAGAACTAGATATAATATAATCTACAAACCTAATACGACTAGTAATTGATAATAATAATGTAACTAAAAATAAATAATATGAAATTCTTAGAAAAACAAATCAAAACAAAAAAAGACATTAAAGACTATATTGATAATTTAGTAATTAATAATATGATGTATCATTTTGAAGACGACTCAAGAGACATACCGGCTTTTGAATTAAGACTAACTCAAGAACAACTTGATCTATTAGATATAAGATCAACCGAAATGTTAAATGTTAATTATAACTACACATTTGACTATGCTTGTAAAGTACTAGAAATTGATTAGTATGCTATACATCTCTACAGACCTAATACGAAATGAATTTGATAATATAAATGAATATAAATAATAACTTAAATAAATAAAATTATGAAAACTAAAGTAACAAAAATCGAAGAAGTAGTTGTAACAACTAAAACAAACAAAGAATTATTAGTTGAAGCAATCGCAAGTTTATCACAAGAACAATTGGCTCTAATCTATCCGCCAATACAAAGAGCTAACTTTGTAGTAAGAAAGTCGTGGCTAGGTCGCAATCAAGTAATCACTTTTGTAAACAACAAAAATCAAAAAGTTACTTACAATCATGACGAAGTATTGAATGTAATGCTACCTAAGCTATCTATCATGCCATGTTGGATTAAGCGTGAGTATTGGTCACAATCAACTGATATGCCGGCTAATGTTAGACATCTAGCGACTATCGAACAACTGGAAGTTGCAGCGGCTGAATAGCCGTTGTAGCCCACGGGGGTAACCTCAACACGCTGTAATCATTGAGCCTCTGCGAATGCTATACATTTACAGTGTAAATACGAGATCAAAATGATAATATAAATGTAACTAAAATAAATATACTATGAGAAATTTAATCAATGCAATCGAATTACAACAAGAAAAATTACAAGCTTTAAAAATAGTACTTGCTAATATAAACACGGATGATCCAAACCAATCTACATCCGACTTCTTGAAAGAATTAAATATGAAAATTGTAAACCTAATAATAACCGACTTCTAATATGAGAACTGAAAGAATACAATTTGAATGCGCTTACGGTTACGGCTATATTGATATAACCAATCGAGGTGATGAAAGAAACACAACATACGAGATAATCATTGAAGATACTTACAGCGATGCAACCGAGGATGATGTTATAAATGAAATAAAGATAATTATAAATGAATTGATATGATAAAAACTAAAACCCAACGCCGAGCCGAGTACGTGCAAGCGTGCTACAAAAGCGGATCACTCGAATCATACATCGAGCAAAGACTAAACAAACTAAATAATAACCCAGTAAAAGTAACTAAAAATGAAAACACTAGAAAGTAACATCATCGCATTGGCAGTATTAAGCTTCTTTGGGGGCGTAACGTTAACAATAGTAATGGGAAACGTATACAACCGTGAAGAATTGCTCAGACAAGAAGAAAATGAGTTTAAAAACCAAGGTCACACGTTCATTTGGAATGATGATTGGGAATCTATTCCAGCTGAGGGTTATGTAAAGATCGATATGGTTGAGGGTAATACAATTTATCTAGCGCCTAGCGAATAAAACACCCGCAGGGTGTATAGCATACAGCCCTAACACGGTTGTTTTTTGATAATAATTATGGGTCTGGCTCTGAAATAAGGTCGAAAGAGTAGACTCCGTCCTACACGATAGTTTCTGGGCTCACCGAACCGTATAAGATCAAAAAAAAAGGTGACGTTAGCCTATTATATTATATACTTAAGACCCTAATGTCACACTTTTCCAAATACTCGGGTCGCCACGGCCCCCCAACACACCGTGTATAGCACTTACAAGCATAATACGAGCTCAATTTGATAATATATTTGAATAAAATGACCGATTCTAGTCAATCAAAGTAATAAATGTACCATATTTTGGTGTAAATGTGTTGTTTTGAGTAACAAACGTAGAGATAGGGGGTTATATATACATTACTTTTTTTTCTTATAAATAAAGTGCAACCTTCTTACGGTCTTGATACGAATTGGATTTGATAATATAAGTGTAAGTATAACAAACTAATATAAACGATTATGACGAATTATTCTAGAGCCTTTAGGGTGGTATTATTAAAATTGAAATTTGAGCTCTTAGAGGGTGCTAAAAACGCTGCTTGGGCGATGAGAAACTAGTATTTAACAATTAAAAAGTAATTAATATGGAAGAATATAGCGATTGTTGTGGTGCAAGTAGACACCATATATTTGATGAGTTGTGTGGAGATTGTTTAGAACATTGCGAATTTACGGATTGGGATGGAGAAGACGATATACAATCTTAATACGAATTGAGTTTGATAATAAATGTGTAACTAAAAAAGATATAATATGAATTTAGATTTTAAAAAATTGAGTGTGAGTGACCAAGTTAAAGCGGTTGAAAATGTGATTAGGCTTGATAGTATTAACTACTTATGCTACTTAATCGGTAACGGTGAAAAATCACACGATGTGTATGGGTGGTTTGTATTAGGTGATAGCTTAGAAGGTGACCAATATTGGTATGATGTAAGAAACGAAATAACTAAAAGCGAAACAAATGAAAAAGTTTAATGGATTTGAAGCTCACTTATTAGAGGAGGGTTTAAAAAGATATGTCGAGGCTATCGTCGATGACATTATTACGGCGGAACACAAAGGTAAACGTCCTATCATGACGGCGGATTATGTTCGTATGATTGAACGTGAGACATTAGAAAAATTAAAAAGTTTAACTCTAAAACAAAAGTAATATGAATAAAATAATAAGTTGTGAGAGTGTGTATTGGTGTGAAGGTGATGACCGTTATGTACGTGTGTTCCAATTAGGCGATGAAATTACCGGTATCAACTTCATGCAAGGTGATGATTATGAATTATTCAACGATGACTACCAAGGTATCGATGAAGACTTAACAAACTTTTTCCACGCTACAAAAAATCATTTGAGTGGCGACACTAGAATTGAGCGTATTAACCAAGCGATTTGGGCGTGGTTTGACTATAAAAATAACTACTAAAACGAGTAATATGAAAGAGTATAATATTGAAGTGTGCGAAACACTTATAAGAATAGTAACCGTTGAAGCAACGAGTGAAGAACAAGCATTAGAGTTTGTACGGTATGATTATAACAATGCGGAATTAGTATTGGATAGCGATGACTTTTTTGATGTGGATTTTGAAATTGTAAATAGAGATTAATATGAATATAGAAATAACAAAGATTGAAGCAAATGTAATTCAAGTGGCGCTTGACCACCTATACGAGATGCATAGAGAAATAGTAACCGAAGCATTATGTGATAATGATTCCGAAACCGTACGATTTTCGTCTCACGTGTTAAGTAATATCACAGAGATACAAGAAGAAATAAAATATAAATTAACTTTAGAAACGGATAAATAATGAAACAAATAGTAAACACAGTAAGTACAATAGATTTTAGAGATATAACTAACAATTCGTTTGTTGGTATTGCTTTTGGTCATGACCATAAAGCTATGGTTATTCGAGTAGAACGAGATAAGTTCATGAGTTTAAGTAACCACAGTTATTGCAATCTACTTGATTGTTGGGATTCAACTACAATGCAAAGTTATATCTCTAAAGCCTTGAGTCAAGGTGATTATGTTAAAGCATACGCTTTTAATGATATAAAAGAATTATTAACTTGGTTAACACTTGAATAATATGGCAAATAAAATAACAATGGATTCGGTACATGCTTTTGTAATAGGGAGGCCGTTTTGTAGACAGAATATGGAGGTAACCGCTAATGACAACGGCGTATACTTAAAACTACACGGTAATGTAATAGCGAGACGTGACCGTGAAAATGGTGCGGTGTTTATTAGTAATTGTGGTTGGTCTACTAACACAACTAAGATGCGGTTGAATTACTTGCTATACATGTATAACTCGCCCTTCAAAATCACCCAAAAGAATTGGGTATGGTATCTTGGTGATAAGCAATGGGAAGGCGGTAAGACCTATATATATGATGAGGCTTACAAAGTTAATACGAATTAAGATTGATAATATAAATGTAACAAATAAAAATTATAATTATGAATACAACAGGTAAACTAGACAAATTGATCGAAAGTAAAGTAGATCAAAAGATTAGAGAATTTTCAACTAAAATAACTAGTCAAATAAAAGACTTTCTTGTAGAAAATGGTGACTATAACGGCGACAGCTTATATCAAGCAAACGGGTTTGACCAAGAATATCGCCCTATAGATTATAAGTCAATGAAAATGTACACTATGAATAGTAATCTTAGAGGTGGTTTAGAATTAACCATAAAACAAAATATGATTGATAGAGCAACAAAAGAATTATTAGAAAAAGTAGAATTATTATCTTAAAACAAATATAATTATGGTAAAGTTAAACGAAACAAAAAGCAAAGAAAAGTTATTAATGCGCGACTTAAAAGACGGTCAGATAGCAATAATTGTTGATGATAATTACCACGGGTATAAAGGTAGAATAGTACAAAGATACGGTATCGAGGCTTTAACTCTAGGCATGAGCTCAGGAAATGGGTGGACAGATATTCAAAACAATACTTTAGAAGTAAGATTATTAGAAGACGGAGAAACATTAACAATATTTGATAACGAATAAAAATTATAACTATGGCAAGAATTAAATATCGAGGTGAAGGAATAGAAGTTGAATATAATCTTTATGGTGATTATTACGCAGCTACTAATGATAGTCAAGAAGAATACCCGGATGTAATTATTGATGCAGTATATTATAATGAAGTTAATATACTACCATTATTAAGCTACGAAGATCAAGAAGAAATAAGTGAAACTTTAATTGACTATTTATATGGATAATGCAGAAAAATTTAATGAATGGATGAAGAGTAAAGTGCAAAGTTATTATTACTCAAACAACTTAGAAATGTTAAACGCTTTTAATACAATGACAGATAAAGATGGAAGAAACTATAGCCCACCGCGTACACTTAAAAGCATTAGCTAAAGTAACAACTCTTATGTTCGATATTAGAGAATGTAAAGAAGATTTAAAATGGGATAATGGCGATGGCCCATTAACCACAGAACAATTACAAAGTTGCTTGCGTCACACTGAGCGTGAGTACGATATATGGAATTATATACTTAAAATAACAGCAAATGAAAAAAATTAAATTTTTAAAGAACAACTTAATCCGCCTAAATGGCGTGCTATACACACCTTATCTTGTTGGCGATCTGCCACAACGATTCGGATTTATTTATAACGAAGACAAAGAGCAAGACGGTATTACCTCTTGGTTTAACTTCAAAGGATTTACTTATGTAGTTAAGGAATAACTTACAAACATAACACGATTAACAATTGATAATATTAATGTAACCAATAAAAATAAAAATTATGACACAAGATCAAAAAACTCTATTTGAAGTATCAATTTCAAAAGTAAACAACTCTGCTAGCAGTATCTTTTCTAAAGATGACGTGATTGGCTTATTAACAACATTAGAATCATGCATCGCCGATTCACCTAAAGAAACAGGTGTTAATTATGACTGTGATGCAATTGTGCGAGCATTCAACGACATATTTGATGAATATGATTTCGATGAATTTGTATCTTTTGAACCTGAGCTATGTGGATCATACGGCAGTAGCTATTCACTTGAAATAAACCACAGCTTTGATGACAGTGAACTTAGAAGATGTATTATTAACGACCTAGAAAAATATTTTTCACCTAACGAACCAGAATAATATGAATGCAAAACAAATTAAAGATTATATAGAAAATACTTTAGGTCAAACACCTAGACATGACTGTAGTGCATTAGCAAAAGCTATAACAAAAGCAAGTAAACAATTTGATCAAAATGAATTTGATATGCTGTATCTATTATTAGAAAACTCACCGATCGATAGTTACACCCACAGTTATGGCTTTCATACCGCATACGGCAGAGAACTTATAAATACCATGCAAGATTATTATTATAAATATAACCAATAAAAAATAAATATATGAACACAATTAAAACAGTAGAAGATTTCAAACAATTCGTTGGTGACAACGGCAAATTATTTAGTGTAACATTCACAAAGCTTGACGGATCTGAAAGAAAAATGGTTGCACGATTAGATGTAAAAAAATATCTTAAAGGCGGTAACACACGTTACAATCCAGCATCTCGTAACAATATTATAGTATTCTCAATGAAAGACGACGCCTACCGTACGATCAGCATTGATAGACTATTACGAGTTAAAGCATTTAATACTACCATACAAGTTGGGTAGTTACAAAGATAATACGAATACTAACTGATAATATAATAAACTAAACAATATGAACTTACAAACATTTTTATCCGAAGTATTAAAAAATAATGGTGGTAGTTATAATATAACAACTGGTGAATCAAATCCAACTGACGGTTATATGGTATCATTACCAAATTGTGAAGAGATCTTTAATGCTGATGACTTATGCGCTACTGTGTTAAGCGAATATATAATCGATAACGCCGATGAATTATCTTCAGAACATAGTTTTGTAGGTTTATGGATTGATAATGGTATGGTCTATCTTGATGTGTCAGTAAAGTATGATGATCTTGAAACCGCTTGTTATGTTGGTATTATTAACGATCAAAAAGCAATCTACGATAATGCAAATGCGGTTGCTATACACCTGCCAACTCCGCAACGATCTGGCACAATGACGCAACAACGAACATATAATTATATGGCTGCACAAAAAGCAGCTGGATTAATATAATCGATAATAATGTTGATTTCTGGGACTACGTAAATTTATGCCGCTAAGCTCGGTTGTAGTCGAATTGCAAATAAAGAATATATCCGGTTTGCAAATCAACAAAAGAACTAAGTCTGGTAGCCATTGAGTTGGTAACGACCGACGGGTTTTGGGGTTCGATTCCCCTTTTAGTTCCAAATTAATAACATACAAAACAAACACGAATATTAATTGATAATAATAATGTAACTAAAACAAATTAACTATGAATATATTTTATTTAGACCGCGATCCTTATAAAGCCGCGGCAAAGCACTACAACAAGCACGTAGTAAAAATGGTATTGGAAGCTGCTCAATTACTTTGTACAGCGCATCATCTTGAAGGTAATCCAGACGACGTGCCTTATAAAAAGACACACATGAATCATCCGTCAGCAGTATGGGTACGATCATCAAAAGCAAACTATATGTGGTGCTACGAATATATGTTAGCTCTTGGTAAAGAATATACAAGACGATACGGCAAGTCTCATTTGACTATTGAGAAGTGTAGAGATATTCTATATAACATACCAAATAAAATCAAATCTGAAGACTTCTGTGATCCTCCACAATGTATGCCGGACGAATACAAAATGGCCGATGCAGTACAAGGTTATCAAAAATATTATGAATTTGGCAAAGCACATTTAAAAGATAAAGTATGACAAAACAAGAAATAATTTCAGAACTAGACATTATATCTGCTGTTGCAGAAGTTAATGAAAATACATTGATCTACAATAAAGTAAAAAGAATTAAAGATTGTTTAATAGATGAGTGGAATCTTAGCGATTTTTATATGGATTTGATGATTAAAGAACTATATTATTATGAAACTACAACTTAACAATTACGGAAAAATAATGACATACGAAACAGCGTATGATGATGTTAACTTAGAAGAATACTTTGAAGCGTTCGAAGGCTTATTAGTACAAGCGACATTTAACCAAAAAAATATTAGAGAGTTCATTGTAGAACTTGCAGAATCATATAAAGAAGAATAATTATGACAGACGAACAAATTGAAAAATTAGCAGAATTAGTTTTCCAAAAACTATTAGACAAACAAAAAGAATGGGATCAACAATTTAATAAAGACATTTACACAGAGTTAGATTTACCTGATTCAGTGCACATTGCCACGCAATTAGCCATATCAGAGATGCTACTAAAACAGTATGTTGAAGACGAAGATTATTACCTAGCGGGGGAAATACAAAAAACAATAAAAATATTAACTGACAAGTTAAATACAATGAATGATTAGTTGACAAATAGTGACGTCAGCTTATTAAGATAATTAAATAACAGGCTAATGTCATACGATAGAAATTTAGACTACTTAAATAAAAAGAGAGTGATATATAGACGTGGACCATTAAATGATAAGCCAACCGAGGAGTTTAGTTGGGGTAGTTATTATGAAGAAGGTACAAAAGAATGTTATGAGTTATTTCGCAGTAATGCAAAGATAACTACATATAAGTCATTGCGATGGCATCTATATGTTCTTTGGTATCTAAATGATAATCTTGATCAAAACGCATTTGAAAGTATTGTTAGGTATGTATGTGATAAAAAGAATGGCTTTATAACTTTTACAGTTAGTGAGCAATTACTACAAAGCATGATGTACGATGTATCTCTTAAAGACCTTGAAGAACCCCCATATAATAAAACAAGAAAGATAATCTTTAAAGACAACAGTGGGCTTACATTAAATGAGAAGCTAAGCATAGTTGGTAAAATGATTGGTAAAACTAAAAAGGTAAATGAGTCTGATATATATGACGTTATGCTATACATGCATGACATCGGCCAAAAAATAACGATCAAAAAAATTGCGGAGCATTTTGGTTGTGCAATACGAACTATCCATCGCAATATGAGCAATGAATTAAAAAAAGAAAAAGAAATCCTTAATCAAGAATTATGACACCAAAAGAAAAAGCGGAAGAGTTAGTAAATAAATATTTAAGAACATATCCAATATACGATAATCCAACTGTAGTAATATCTTATACTAATACTGAAGCTAAAAGCTGTGCATTAATAGCAGTTGATGAGATATTGAAAATAACTTGGGTTGACAAATTTTTAATTACAGAAGATTATTGGCAAGAAGTTAAACAAGAAATAGAGAAATTATGAAGTATTTTTTAATATGGTTAGGTTATGAATTTATAAGACCAAAAATTATTTGGCTATGGTATTATTTAATTAATAAAGGAACGGAATGACACAATTTATTAAATTTACGCTAATGTGGATTAGCCAGAACTTAGCAATACCTTTTTGGGTTGTGGGACATGTGCATTTAACTATAAATATATATGAAGATATACATGAAATAATAGCATCATTTGGCATGAATATAATAGTTGCAATAGGTTTTTGGATAGAATGGAAAAACAATATAAAACAAAATAGAACATGAAACTAAAAGAATTACGAAGCTTACCATTTAGAAAATGGGACGAGGTAAAGTCATACAAAAGTATTTTAGTAATACCAAGTGGTAAAAAACATGAGAGTGGATGGGCTTTAATGTATGTTATTGGTTTAAATGAAGAACAAAAGCCAATAGAAATTGCAGCATGTTGCGACGATATTTGTTGGAAGATTCCGGAATCAATAGAGTATGATTTTAGAAACGATATGTTTTATCCAAGCGGTGCAATACATTTTTGGAGTAGAAAATATTCTTTTGAAGTTGGAACATCATTATCGAGTACTGATATATCATTAATTAAAAAATAAATAAATATGAAAAGTTACAACATACCAAATTACCTTAGGTATAAAGAAGACATAGCTCGTGTTAATAAAAATAATAATGAAGCAGAATTTAAATCGTACTCAAGAGATCAACTTATAAGTAAATTCCTACCATTAGTAGAAAATATAGCCAAAAAGTTCTCAACAACGACGCAAGCCTGTGGAGTATTAGATATTACGGATCTTATTCAGCATGGATCAATTGGTTTAATATTAGCCGTTGATAAAATAGAATGGGACACAATAGACTTGTCTGCTGATAAAGAAAAAACAATTAAGTCGTTTCTATCAAAAAGAATTAAAGGCTCAATTAGACGAGCTATAGACATCAACAGAGGTGCTATTAAAATTCCAGAGCATAAGCTAAATGAAATTAGAAAAGACAATGGTCAAGATCATAAAATGGTTGCCATGTTTTTCAATTCCATATTCCTTAGTATCGATGAACAAATGAATGATGATGACGAAAATATGTTGTACCAAATCCCTGATAGAACAGAGCCGTACAATATTAATATGATGAATAAGTATTTAACAGGATTGTTGAAGAAACATTTAACAGAAACGGAATACGATGTACTACGATTAAGTTATGGACTTGATTGTGATAAACATCCTGCAAATGCAATAGCAGACTATTTAGGCATCGAAGGAGCAAGTGCTTATGTTAGAATTTCTGAGATAAAAAAGCAAGCAATCGCTAAGCTAGTTGCTAACGTTGATTCCTCGCAAGTCCTTGATTACCTATAAGTTATATTAAAATTTGTAACAAAAATTAACTAAATATGTTACAAAATACGTAATTATATTAATATAGAACAAGAGTAAATTTTAATGTTTTTTACTCTCGAAAATAAAACAAGAGTAAACTTTAATGTTTTTTACTCTCGAAAATAAAACCAATTAAATTAAATATATGACAAAAAAAGAAGACCCAACAATGTCTTTGCATGAAAAATTATCTAGGATCCAAGTAGAATTTAAAGCTAACAAAAGTAAATTCAATTCCTTTGGAAAATATAATTTTAGATCGGCAGAAGATATATTAGAAGCATTAAAACCTTTCAATGAAAAGTATGCTGTCTATTTTGTGATTAAGGAGCATGTAACTTATAATGGTTCATTGCCAATTATGTTATCGAGTGCTACAATTTATGATGTTAATGGAACAGATTCTATTGAAGCGACTGCTGTAGTCGGTGTTGACTTAGTTCAAAAAGGTATGCAAACACCTCAAGCGTTTGGATCAGCGTCGTCTTATGGAAAGAAGTATGCATTAGGTAATCTATTATTGATTGATGATACTCAAGATGCAGATGCAACTAATACGCACGGCAAAGCTGCTGCGCCAGTATCTAAAAGTAAACTTGATGTAGGAGATGCGGCATTTGAAAAAGCAAAAGCATTTATTGCTAATGGTGGATCATTAGATGCAATCAAAACAAAGTATGACTTAACAGATGCTGCACTAAAAGAATTAACACCATAACTATATGACAGACGAACAAATTAAAACTGTATTAAAACGATTAGAAAATGATGAAGACTATTACGGCGATTTCGGAAAACAATTTTTATCTAACTCCGACATAAGAGCATTATTAAAAGATCCATTAACATTTAAGCAACCGATAATCGGTAATCCAAACTTAATTAAAGGATCATACTTTCACACATTAATATTAGAGCCAGATAAACTGGAAAAGATTAAAATCATTGATGCAACAACTCGTAACACTTCGAGGTATAAAGAATTATCAAATGGTGAAATGTGTTTACTGCAGCACGAAGCAGACTCAATAGAGTTATTAAGAGATGCTGTCTTAGAAAACTCAGTAACACGAGACTTAATCAGAGATATCGATGTTGAATATGAAGTTCCCGGATTAATAAAATTAGAAGATGAATGGTTCAAATTAAAAGCAGATATTAAGAACAATACACAAGGTTTGATAGTAGATTTAAAAACAACGTCTGACATAGATAAATTCAGATATTCTGCAAAAGAATACAATTATGACAGTCAAGCCTACATATATTCTAAATATTTCAATATGGATATGGTATTTATTGCTGTAGACAAAACATCAAGTAAGATAGGAGTATATGATTGCTCACCACAATTCTTAGAAAGTGGTAAGTATAAAGTTGAGAAAGCAGTAGAGACATATCGACTATTCTTCAAAGATGAAAATTTTAACTTAAAAGATTATTGTATAACAGAAACACTTTAAAAAAAAAATTATGAAAAAAGTAACATTAGCATTAGCAGTATTAGGATTTATTTTTGTATCTTGCAAACAAGAAAGCAATTTAACTAAAGACGAAGTCGCAGTAGATACAACAACTGTTGATAGCACCGCAGTAGACACGACAACCGTAGATTCAGTAACTAATAAATAATTATATATGGCGAGTATTATTAAAGCGAGTATCAACTTAAACGAGATACCAAAGCACAAGATCATTGATGGTAAGAAAGGGAAGTACTTACCTATTACCATTACTATCAATGATGAAGTTGATCAGTTTGGAAATCAAGGACCAGTAATGGTCGAACAATCAAAAGAAGAAAGGGAATCAAAAGCTACAAAAGTTTATCTTGGCAATGTAAAAGTTGTATGGACAAATGGAACTAATGTAGCAGCAGCTCCTCAAAACGGACAAGCACCGCCGCAAAAACAAGCGCAGTCTTTTGCGCCACAAGCGGACGATCTCCCCTTCTAAATTTATAAGTTTAAATAGTTAGTTAAGCCCCACAAGTTGGGGTTTAATTATCTATAATAATGAGCTTTTACAATACAAACACGATAACACATTGATAATATATATGTAACAGACTATATTCATTTAGATATAAAATAATCAATTATTAACAAATCATATTCAATTAGATATAATGCAAACAATAGAGATAAATGGTTTTTTGATTGACCAATTCAATCAATACAAGCTTGAAGAAGGTAAGTCTCAAGGAGTTTGTCCTTTATGTTCAGCTGATAGAAAAGGTGAACACAAAAAATTAAAGTGTGCTTCTTACGATTGGGAAAAAGGTATTGGTACTTGTCATAATTGTAACAAGTCATTCCAACTACATACTTACCAAAGAAAAGGAGCAAGCGAAAAGGTTTATATGAAGCCGCCAGTAAAAGAGCATGTCGAGGAAATGCAACTAAGCGAGCAGGTAATTAAATGGTTTGATTCACGAGGTATATCTAAAAATACTCTTTATGAATTAGGTGTAACTGAAGGTCCTGAGTTTATGCCTCAAACAGCTAAGGTAGAAAATGCAATACATTTTAATTATTTCATTGGTGATCAGCTAATCAATATAAAGTATAGAGACGGTCGCAAAAACTTTAAACTATATAAAGGAGCTGAAAAAATATTTTACAATATAAACAGCATTGTAGGATATGAATATTGTGTTATTGTTGAGGGTGAAATGGACGTGCTAGCGTTACATGAAGCAGGAATAACAAATGCTATTTCAGTACCTAATGGCGCAACATTACATACAAATAATTTAGAATACCTAGACAATTGTATTGATTATTTCGACGACAAGAATAGAATAATTATTGCAGTAGACTCAGACGAAGCTGGGCAAGCATTACAATCTGAATTAATCAGAAGACTAGGATCTGAAACTTGTTATATTGCAACATTTGAAGATTGTAAAGATGCAAATGAATACTTATTAAAATATGGCAAAGAAGCTTTAGCACAAAGAATTGGGAAAGCAAAGCCAGTGCCTTTAGAAAATGTTACAACATTTAAAGACATAGAAGATGAGATTACGGATTTTGTTAGGAATGGTTTCAAACCTGGTTTTCAAGTTGGGCTATCTAATTTCGATGATATATTCAGCACTTATACTGGTCAGTTTATTACTGTTACTGGTGTGCCTAGTTCGGGCAAGTCTGATTTTGTTGATCAAATGGTTGTAGGCTATAATAAAAACTACGGTTGGAAAACAGCTTATGCTTCTCCTGAGAACTCACCAACATATTTGCATGCTCATAAGTTAATGCGTAAAGTTTGGGAGGGTATGCCAACAGAAGCAGATATTTATTCTGAAAGATGGAATCAAGTTGCGGATCATGTTAACGATAACTTTTTCTTTATCGATATGGAAAAATATACATTAGATGCAGTTCTTAAAAAAGCTGGTGAGCTTGTAAAAAGAAAAGGTATTAAGTGTCTTGTTATAGACCCATTCAATAAGGTTAGAGACAATGATGCGTCTGGTGATGTTAATGTATATACATTAGAATACCTAAGTAAGATTGAAATCTTTGCTAAAAAATATGATGTATTAGTAATGGTTGTTGCGCATCCTACTAAAATGTATAAAGGTTCTGATGGTAAAATTGAAGAGCCAACTATGTACAACATTAAAGGCGGAGGCGAATGGTACGACGCATCTTATCATGGCTTATTAGTCCATAGAGATTATGAAAACAAAACTGTTAAAGTAAAAGTACTTAAGGTTAAGTTTCAGAATCTTGGTGAGAACGGAGCTGAATGTTATTTTGCTTGGGAACCAAAGTCAGGTTGCTTTATTCCTCACATACCAATAGACACGTCTAATGATAAGCTTCCCTGGGAATAATGAGTAGCGGTAACAAGAAAGGTAAAGCAATAGATATGGGTAATTATGTAGCTAAAGAAAGAGAACAAGCGGCTTATGTTTGGTGCATACATAATAATATATTTATTGCACCTAAAGCAAAGAGTACAACTGAATGGTATATTTGTATTACTTCTAATGGCAAAACAACACAAAGTCCTTTAGCTTATGAAAGGATCGATATATGGAAAGAGATATATAAGTTCTATACTTATTACTATGATAAATATAGTGGCGTTAAAGTTATTAAAGAAGTACAGCCAAGAAAGTTTATAAAAGAGGAACCAGTAAAGCAAAAAGAAAAACCAACAATAAATACTTTATTTTAATATGACAAAATACGAAGCGCAATATAAAGAATTGTTATGGAAATGTATGACGAACGGAGTATATCGTAAAGATAGAACAAACGTAGGTTGTTTATCAATATTCAATGCTGGCTTAAGAATTAATCTCAATGAAGGTTTCCCTTTGTTAACTGGTAGAAAAATGTTTCAAAAAACTTTTGATACAGAGTTTGATTGGTTTATGAATGGTGAAACTAATATTCAAAGATTCAAAGATGCTGGTGTAAAGATATGGGATTCTTGGGCAGATGAGAATGGAGATCTAGGACCAGTATATGGTTACCAAATGCGTAACTTTAATGGTGCTGGCGGTGATCAACTTCAAGCCTTGATAACAAGTTTAAAAAATAATCCTGATAGCAGAAGACATATAATATCACTATGGAATCCATTACAGTTACATCAAATGGCATTGCCTCCGTGTTATTTATATTTCCAATTCTTTGTAGAACAAGACAGACTTAATATGTTTGTAGTACAGAGATCAGGTGATATTTTTTTAGGAATCCCTTATGATGTAGCTTTGTTTTCAAAAATACTTTTGTATATTGCGGAGCAAACTAATTTGAAAGCAAGCTATATTGATATACAGATCGTAGACGCTCATGTTTATAACAATCAACATGATGCTATACACAAATATCTTGATCAAGAAACTTTTCAAGCACCTGACTATATTTACAAAAACGGAGCATTATCCCTAATAAATTACAAACACGGACCAGTAATAACGGCAAAAGTAGCCATTTAATCTTAATTATGTATTATATATATCACATTTTTGGTAAAAAGATCGGCGTTACACGTAATCTTAATAAGAGAGTTGAAGTTGCTCAGGGCTATATGCCAGAAGAATATGAAGTGATCGAAATGCATGACGACATACATCACGTTTCAAATCGCGAAAGAGAACTACAACGGCTTTATGGTTATAAAGTTGATCGAGATTCCTACAAACAAGTAATAGACAGTAAAAATAAACTAACTAAATCAAATAAAATGAAATTAAACATCACAGAACAAACGATTACGTTTCCATGTCCTCCAAATAAATTAAAAGGACAGCTTTTGGACTCATTAGGACTTACATTTGAAACACAATATGGCAAATACATATTGAATACTGAACTAGTAGATTGGATTGTCCAGAACGCTTCTGTGTCAATGTTTAATATTAATAGAAGTTTTGTATACAATAAAGCTTTACATAATACCTTCCAATCTCCAGAAGCATTTGTTGAACAAAAATTGGCACCCGCCGAACAAACACTTGCTGATATGCGCAGACAATTAAATGAAATGCTTAATGAAGTGCTTAATAATAAACAACCACAAGAGGAAATTGATCCTACCGCTAATGTATATGATTTAATTAGAGATTGGGCCAGCAAGAAAGGTATTTATACATCAGGTGATTCTAAAACGCAATATGTTAAGCTAATGGAAGAATCAGGAGAATTAGCAAGAGCAATTCTTAAACGAGATAAACCAGAAATTAAAGATGCAATTGGTGATATGATTGTAGTATTAACTAATCTTGCATACTTAGAAGGTTTTGATATTGAGGATTGTGTTACATCAGCTTACGATGTAATTAAGAATCGAACAGGTAAAATGGAAAACGGAACTTTTGTAAAATCTACATTATAATATGCAAAAACAAGAAATTGAATTTAGAGACCCAGTCGTACAACAAGTAGTAAATAAATTTGTATCAAGATCTGATGTTGGCTTTGCTAAATATGGCAAGACTATGATTGATGACAAATCTGATATTAAAGTCTGGCTTAATCATGTTCAAGAAGAATTAATGGATGCTACATTATATATTCAAAGATTGAAAATTGAAATCAATGATCTAATTGAAGAACGTGTAACAAGAAATGAAATACAAGCTTTATTAGATTGCATTAATGTTGTAAATCCAGAATATGTTTCACCAAAAGTTAAACCATTTAATGGCATATACGAAACTATTGCAAAGCATGAAAAGAAAAAGGCAAAGAAAAAACACAAAGCCTACCGTGTAAATCGTGGTGATACTTATTCTTTTACTATGGATGATGATTTTGAATGGCAGGTAAGTTGTACTAATTGTTGTATGAATGAGAAAAGCTAGAAAGAAAGGACCAGTAGTTGCAAAAAAAGTAATATATGATGGTATTACCTTTGCTTCAGGTCTTGAAAAGTATATGTACAAAGCTTTAAAAGATGCGGGTATAGATTTTAAATATGAGGGGGTAACGTTTGAATTGTTGCCCTCTTTCATATTTGAAAATGTTTCAATAGAAAGACAATCAAATGGCAAGGGAGATTTTATTAATAGGGGTCTAAAAAAGATATTAAACCTTAAATATACTCCAGACTTTGTTGGTGATAATTTTATAATTGAAACTAAAGGTAGAGCTAATGAATCTTTTCCATTACGTTGGAAACTATTTAAGAAGTGGATGATGGATAACAACGATTACCGAACATTATATAAGCCTCAGAATCAAGCTGAGTGTCTTAAAACAATTGAATTAATATTAGCTAATACAAAACAAAAAAAGAATGAACAAATTTAGTGAAAAAAGTTGGTCAATATCCATTGGCCTGTATACAGGAATCTTATTAGGATTCAGAGCATATGAGGAAGAATATTATACAACCTATGTATTGTATTTGCCATTTGTTGATGTTGCATTAGAAATTGATAATTAAAAAATAAATATGAGCCTTAGTTTAGACAAACAAATATTAAGTGATATTACTGTATACACAAAGTATGCAAAGTACGTTCAATCAAAAGAACGTAGAGAAACGTGGGAAGAATTAGTAACAAGGAATATGGATATGCACAAAGCCAAATTTCCACAAATGAAAGAAGCAATTGAACAAGTATACAAAAATTTCGTATTCACTAAAAAAGTGTTACCTTCAATGCGCAGCCTACAGTTTGGTGGGAAAGCTATTGAACTTAATAATGCTCGCATTTATAATTGCGCTTTTTTACCTGTCGATAATATTCGTAGTTTTTCTGAAACTATGTTTTTACTTCTTGGAGGCACTGGCGTTGGATATTCGGTACAAAATCACAACATTGATAAACTACCTGAAATAAGAAAGCCTAATTACGATCGCAAAAAACGTTATGTTGTTCAGGATAGTATTATTGGTTGGGCTGATGCAATCAAAACATTATTCAAATCGTATACAGGAGAGTTAACTTCACATATTGAATTTGATCTTTCAGATATACGCCAGAAAGGAGCATTACTTGTAACAGCAGGAGGTAAAGCACCAGGGCCGGAACCATTAAGATTAGCATTAGTTAAGATTGAAGCTATTCTTCGCGAAAAAGAAGACAGATCAAAACTAACAGATATTGAATGCCATGATATTCAATGTCATATTGCCGATGCAGTTTTAGCCGGAGGTATTCGTAGAGCAGCAATGATTTCATTATTCGACCTTGACAGTACTGCAATGCTAAATTGTAAAGCTGGAAATTGGTGGGAAGAAAATCCGCAAAGAGGTAGAGCTAATAACTCTGTTGTTTTAGTACGCCATAAAATTGATAAGAAAACATTTGATAAAGTATGGGAACGTATTGAAGCATCTGGATCAGGAGAGCCTGGAATTTATCTTACCAATGACAAAGATTGGGGTACAAATCCCTGCTGTGAGATTGCATTGAGACCATATCAATTCTGTAATTTAACAGAGATCAATATGGCTAATATTGAAGATCAAGAAGATTTTAATGCAAGAGCATCTGCTGCATCATTCTTAGGAACATTGCAAGCATCATACTCAGATTTTCATTATCTTCGCGATATATGGAGAAAGAATACAGAAAAAGATGCTTTACTTGGAGTCTCAATGACAGGTATTGCATCTAAGTCAAACCTAGAATTAAATTATGAAGAAGCAGCAAATACCGTTAAAGAAACAAACAAAGAAACAGCTAAAGCGCTTGGAATTAATATCGCAGCAAGAACGACGGCCGTTAAGCCAGCTGGTACAACTAGCTTGGTACTTGGTACTTCTAGCGGGATACATGCTTGGCATAATGACTATTATATACGTCGTATGCGCTTAGGCAAAAATGAAGCAATTTATTCTTATCTTGCAATTAATCATCCAGAATTACTCGAAGATGAATACTTTAATCCAACATTACAATCAGTTATTTCAGTCCCTCAGAAGGCTCCAGACGGCGCTATAACACGGCATGAATCAACATTAGATCTATTGGAAAGAGTAAAACTTATATCTAGAGATTGGGTTAAGACCGGCCATGATAAAGGTAACAATACACACAATGTATCTTGTACTGTTTCTGTTAGAGATGATGAATGGAAAATAATTGGTGAATGGATGTGGGCAAACAAAGAGTACTATAATGGACTATCTGTTTTACCATATCACGGTGGTACATATAAGCAAACTCCGTTTGAAGATTGTACAAAAGAAGTGTACGATGAAATGATGTCTACATTAAAGAACGTAGATTTATCTAAAGTAGTTGAGATACACGATAATACTAACTTTGCTGATTCAGCAGCTTGTGGAGGAGGAAATTGTGAGATTGTATAGTTACCTAGGAACAAGATGTTGGATTTACACTTTATACATAAATAAAATATGAAAGAACAAACATTAGTTGAAATGAAAAATAAAGTTGATGCAATCACAAGAGTGCTTCAGCAATTGATCTACGAGCAAGATAACTTGCGGACTTTAACAGTTGGAATTATGGAAACAATTAAGGCTATGCCTGATTATGAAGAAGCATTGCAAGCTGTCAAAGATAAAGTAAAGGAGCAAGAAGAAAAAGAAAACGCTCCAAAGTTAGAAGTTTAGTTTAGTTTATTAATCAGAAAAGGGGACCGCGAATTATCACGAGTCCCCTTTTTTCGGTTATAGGAATATTTAGGTATGGTGCCTAGTTATCTTTATTCCTTTTAATCACCGCCCATCTTTTTCTTTCTACGCTCTCTTTTCTTTCTATACTTTTCTTGCCTTACTTGGTCTAAATAGTTATTATATTCATCATCAGATAATTTACTTATAGAGTCTTTTAGCGCGGTCTTTTTAGCTTCCCTTGTTTCCTTAGACTTTATTTTGCCTTCTTCTTTACGCTGAGCTTTTGCTTCCTCAATAATCTTTAAATCACCAGGAGTTTTTTCTATTCCAACTGTCCAAGGAGTAAACCCTAATGCAACAGCTGCTCTTTGCCATGCCGCATTTTGATTGTTTAATGCTTGAGAAACATTTTCAATTTTATTTACCAAACGATCCATTGGTACATTTAATAATACCTCAGCCCCTTTACCAGTTACAGAATACATAGGGCCAAGATGAACTCTTCCGTCTTGCATTATTCCCCAACCTCTTTCTTCTATTAAATCTTTGTCAAATTCTGTTTGCTTTAACCCGGCATATAATTTTCTTAATTTAGATCCAATTGGAGGAGATATATTAGCAGCTTCAATCGCAACGCCCGCATAATCTTTTTGTTTTTTATTCTGTTGTTCCATGTATTTTACAGCCACATTTTTAAGAGTAGATACAATACCTCCATAGAACCCAGTACCCCTAAGGATTGAATCAAGTACTCCATTAGCTAAATCAACAGTCTTTTCTTCTCTATTCTTTTTTCTTTTTGCTTCTTCTTCATCTTCGTCAAACAATACTGAAAATAAACCTTGCTGTAATATTGAAAATGCCGTATTTTGAAGTATTAAATAATAACTGATTTTAGCAATATTAGTTTTAGCATCCCCCCTACCGTTTTTCAAATCCAAAAAAGCTTTTTTAACTAATCTTGATTGCTGCATTGCTGTATTCTGAAAAGTCAATAGTAATCTTCCAGCTCCACTTGCTTGTTGTTTAGATATATCCTTTGGATCACCAGATTGTTGTGTCTCATCTGAGATCTTAGAAAATTCTTCCCATGCTAATGCTTCAGCTTCAGCTTTAGACATACCTTCTGAAATATGAGTTTTAATTCTATTTCTATAATACGGAGCACCACCTGATGATATTGCAAAACTATCTGCTAATTGAGTTGGAGTATAACCTATTTTCAATAGATATGAGATAACAGCTGCTGGTTTGTTTTTACTGCCAGCAGCCGCATTTGCAATTTCAGAAGCAACAACATCCTCGCGTAATCCGCCACGTCTTTCTTTCATTTTATCAGAGTTCCATATAGTAGAAAAATCACTCCAATATTGTTTCTGATTAGCAAAAGCTTTGGCGACCGCAACAGGGTTATTGTCTCTTAAATTTAAGAAGTTAGCCGTACTAAGTAATTGTAAAGCGGCGGATCTTGTGTTAAGGAACATAATAACTCCCGTTGATCCTGTGACCCAATTAGTCCACATGCTTGTCTCTCTGTCTTTCCCGTAGCTACGGTTTTTACCATTAGTCATTCTATATATTGAGTCCTCTAATGCTTCTCTTACATCAGTTCCATATACAGCCTGGATTTTATTCATATTAGGGCCGACTAATTTACCGGATTCCCATTTTCCGAAGATAGTCTCAACATTTTCAATAAACTCTCCTAAGAATTTTTTTCTTCCACCTGATTGAGTTATATTAAATAGATCAGAAACTATTGTATCAGTGTCCCAATGTTCAGATGGTTCAACCCAGCCCTTCTCTTGTCGACTCATTGCCTTTAATCCTTCTTTAAATGCCAGCAATTGGGGGTCGTTATTAACCATATCAACAAGTTTTCTATTGTCTCTTTTAGTTAATCCCGGTATTTCGATTCCCGCATCATTCCATAATGCAACCCGTATCGCTTGATCATAAGTAAAATCTTTATCAGGATTAAGGGTTTCTAATTTCTTTTTAACATCCGGGAATGCTTTTGTCAATGTTTTGTACGATTTTTTAATTGACTGTCTTGCCCCGTCCATTAAATTAACACCATTAATATATGGTTTTAATAAAGTCTCGTCAAAGAATTTTTGTTGTTCTTCACCTCGTCTACCTTTGCCCATAAATTTATATAGTAATAATTCAAAGTCTGCTGCAGATGGCGGAACATATAAATCAAATTTATTTTTACCAGCCCCGCGTCTTTTTGCAACAATATCAGAATATACTTTGTAACTTTCTACTCCTTTATTTTCCTCAATAATTTTATTAAACTCCTCAGACAATCCCTTGCTGCGTTTAATTTTAGCTTGTTGCACTTTTGATTTAACATCCAATACGCTAAGAGCTTCTTTAACTGCTTTAACATTTTGAATAGCATCATCTGAAAAATAAAAATCATTATATCCCTCGGCTGCTTTACTAATAATCCAGTCAGCCTTAGCCTTAGCGGTGCTATTTCCTAATCCTACAATATTATCTAATTTAATATCTAATCCTTGTGCTTTTAAAAATTCTTGTATAGCAATATTTGAATCGGCTGGTCTAGCGGTCAAGACGTAAACATCTTTAGTTCCAAACTTACCAGCGAGTTTCATAGCTTTATCAAACATCGGCCCCCTTTGCCCCTCATTTACTTTTGAAAATTCAGAGAAATCGAATACTGCTCCTCTGTCTAAGTAATCTTGACCAGATTTTGCAAATTCTTCTGCGTTTAGTTTTCCACGCTCCCCATCTGGCATTGTATATAATACATTTGATTTTGTTCTAGCTAATGTGTCGTCAAAGTCTAATACACTTATGCCTTTGTTTTCTTTGCTACGCATAAGTGATCTTTCAATGGCGGTACTATTATTTATCTGTAGTCTTCTTTCTTTTGCTCCCTGGGCATTGTTCATAGCTGCATCTAATATTTCTTTAGATCCATATAAACTTTCTATGTTATGCATCCTATTGCGATAAGGTATTAAAGCTTCTAAAAATTCTGGAGCAAAATGCCTGTCTTTACCGGTGTATTTTAGATTAGAGTCTGTCAATGCCTGATCCGCCGATAACGGAATTAAATTCACCCTCATTTTATTAACAAACCCTTCTAATTCCGTTCTGGTCATATTAGGATCTTTCAAAAACCTTTTTAGCTCGGCTTTTAAATCATTTATGGTTGTATTGTGCTCTAATCTGCTTTCACTTGATTTTAAACCATCAATCCAAAACCCTGCTTTTGACATTTTTCTAATTGCGCCAAGCATGTCCACCGCTAATAAGTCAATATGATTTTCTCCTTTTTCAACCATACCTTTTTTCTTATAATACTCTATAGTATCAATAACATACTTTTGCTGTTTAGCCGCTTCTGCATCAATAGTTTTAATTACCTCTTTACCTTTATCCACTGTATTGGCTTTTCTAAGCTCGGATTTTATTTCTGATATAGGTTTATTATGTGTAAAAACGTCACCATCTATAGTAATATAAGTTCTAAGCTTACCACTTACGGTTTTTTCTTTAAGACCAAAAACACCTTCTCCGTAAAGTTCTCCCAAACGCTCTTCCCCGAATACTTTTCTTAGAGCTGGATCCAAAACATAAGTAAGATAATCTCTATTGGTTGTAAAGAAATTCCCTTCGCTAGTTTTAAAAGACTTTAATTCTGCTTTTAAGAATTCATTTACCGATGAGGCAATAGTTTTATTGTCAGCATTCTTTAATTTTGACAGAGTGCGTTCTAATGCTTCTGTAGAAGCTATTGACCCAGCTTTTTGTACTACCGACCCCAATTTTTTACCGCGAGCTTCTTCCATAGAACGCTCATAAGCCATATACTCTTGTATAATAGGATTAGAAGTAGCTTTTTCTTTATCTATTGTTGCAGTATTTGATATGTAATCTTTTACAATTGATTGCTCGTTGAGCGCCAAATTATCATAAAATTTAAAGAATTCATCTTTAGCTTTTGAAATATCTGCTGTCTCATTTTTGTTTTTTGATCTCTTAACATTACCTCTCTCTATTTGTCTAATAATATCAACAGCCATTGCATCACCAATAGTAACACCCTGTCTTTCTTGATTAGTAACTAACGCTTCAAACAATGGCCCCTCTTCTGCAAAGTCTTTTGCAATAATATCAAATGATATTTCCTCTGCTGTAGCTTTTGCTAACGATTCTTTTCGGCCACGAATAGGATTGCCTGTTGAGCCTAAAAATTGACCTAGATAATCAGCATCAGAAACTAAGTTAACTGCGTTAGGTAGCCTTCTAACAAGCTCTGCGCCAGATGTACGTCCCGCATTATCCGTAGACACAGCTTCACGATCTATTTTTTGGTCAACCCACTCAGGGTAATTAACCCACTTACCGTTTATTCTTTTTTGTATTGCTTGTGGTATACCTCCAACGCCATTAGCCCCCATTAGCCATGTAGTAGTCATGTTCTCTAATGTTGCTTTTTTATTTTTTAATAGCCAACTTCTAAATTGATTATCTTTTTTTCCACCCATTGCGGTTTTTAAATCAATATCCGCTTGTTTACCCATTGCATCTTTGATTTCTGCAATTATTGGCGTAACCGTTCTATTAAGCGTAATTGGTGTGTCTAATCTAGACTTTGTAGTTCTAAGTGTAGTTAAAACTTTATTGGTAATTGATTGTACAACTGGTTCTTCGACAATTTTTTGATCCAACAAACTTTTATACTTAGGAGCTTCAGCTTCTACTCTTTCAAAAGATTGCTCAGCTGTTTCAGTAGCCATTAACCCTTTCTGATCTTCAATATCTTTTGAAAATTCTTTACCCAAAACCCTTCTTGATGCTGTAATTGCTCTAACAGGTAAATATTTATTAATATATGCGGCCAATGGAATTCCCATTGCAGGATCATATTTTTGAATTAAAGATAAAATTCCACCATCTCCGGTCTCTATTTCATCTGTTAATAATTCTTCTTCAAACCCCGGAGCGTCTTTTCTTTTATTAACGAGTGCTTTTGTAATTGGCTTGAATAAATTTATAATATCCATTGCAGCTTCAACTCCCTTAGCATTGTAAGCGGCCTGCACTCTATCGGAAGCAATCTTGCCTTTATTATCCGTAATTACTTTCCTAGCCTCTTCTTCATAGCTTACATTTAATTTCTCCGGTTTAGCTTTTACTTCAGCAACCGGATTTTCCAAGGCATCTATTTTGTCCTCAAGAACTTTAAGTTTCTCTTTATAAACTTTATCGGTTACGCCTCCATAACTCCAAGTCTCAGTTAAATCTTCAATTTGATTTTCTAAGTCTTCTATTTTTTCTTTTGATCTAATAATATTTGTTCTAGAAATCTCAGTCGCTCCTTTTGTTCTTTCAGCAAAAGAAATAGCTTTTTCACTAGCTTCTCCTTTTTTACCAGACTCTGCTAATGATTTTAATATTCCTGTAATTTCTTCTACACTAGCTTCTTCCGGAATAGGCTCTCCGGTTTTTCCTGCCACTTTTTTTAATGTTTTATCAAAGAATGATTTAAAGCTATTAATGCTTTCTTTGTTATAACTTAATTCACCTGTTCTATTTGCCTCAGAAAAAGCAGCTAAGTATTCTTCATAATATTTATTTTTAAGAACCGGAACTTTTTCTATTTTCCCATTCTTATCTAATTTTTCTTCAAACGCGTATGGTTTTACGGCATCAGTTACTACCTTTAGCTCTTTGGAGGATAACGTAGCTAGCCAATTATCTATAAAATCAACGCCTTCGTCAGTTAATGTACCATCATCATTTTTCATCCACTCTCCAAATACTAAATGGGTGGATTCATGTCCTCCTGTTCCTGTCTTACTATATTCTTTTGCTAAAGATTTATTGATATGTAAATTACCATTTAAATCGTAAAATCCAAAACTGATTTCTCCTGATTTCAGCTTATTACTTTCACCAAATGATACGGCTGTTTTTTCAAATCTTTCAGTAGCGTTTTCTCCTTCATAAACTATTACTTCTTTGCCTAATGCTTTTGCATTTTCTTCTGCTGATTTTATATCAAGATCTAGATCTTTTACTAATCTAGTGTCGCTTTCCCCAATAAGCTTTCTTGCCTCAGATTCTAGGGCCTCTGACTTTTTAGTTAACTCTGTTAGTTTTGTTTCATAGACTACTTTTAATGCCGGGTTATCTTTAGCTAATGCTTCATTTGTTTTTATTTCCCCTTGAATCTTAGCTTGGTTAAACATATTTTCAAGCAAAGGTTTTCTTTCCGGTGTATTTCTAAATATTTTCATTTGATCAAGAGCAGTGCCAATTTTTTGGGCGGTTCCTTGATAGCTATTCATAATATCGTATATCGGAGAATTTTTCTTTAATCCTAGTTGGTTAGCAATTAATTCAATTGGATTGCTTGCCAAAAGCTCTAAAGAAGTGCTATCTAGATTTTCACCATATTTGATTCTATTTGCTGCTACCCATAAATCTGTAGCGTCATAATCAACAACACCCGCGGCTATATCGCCCTTTGCAATTTGAATGTCAACATTTCCTCTTAATACATTAGCTGCTTTTCTTATAGCCGCTTCTTCCGTAGCCATAGCTTCAAAATTATCTGAATCTTCGTATTTTTTTTCAAGTTTTTCAATAGCTTCTTTTTCAGCTTTGTCAATTTCAATATTTCTATTCTCAGCTTCTTTGCCTTTTGAAACTTTTAACTTACCATCTATACCTAATATTTTACCCGCATTAGGGCTCTCAACATCAAACACCGGTAGTTTGTTTATATCAGATTTTAAATTTTCAAATGTTTGTCTAGGAGCAAATCCCCCTAATAACACAAGTGACCCAAATGTGCCGGCTACATGCTGATAATCGGATAATTGAGCCCATTGTTGTGCTTGATCAATTTTGCCCTTTGCGACTAATTGATCCTTTATTAATGTAGCTCTTTCAGCTATATTCATTACAACAGTTCCCGACGTAGCACCAGTTAAAACATTTGCTGCTTGACTAGCTGTTTTTGATTTAGAACCAAACATAAGTATTGGTGACAAAAAAGGTATTTTATTTGCTACCATCTTTTTTATCAACTTACCAGCTAAAACATTACCAACGCCTAAACTTGCCGCAAACGTAGCATCTACAGGTGGAGCTCCCGTTGTATTTGCTAAAACTTCATCAGCACCGGCCATTAAAGCAACTTCTCTAGCCCCTCCTACAAATAACGCAGTAGCATTTCTCATTGCTCTACTATTGCCAAATACTTTACTAGACCAAGCTGTAAATATATTGCCTGCTTGTGTTAATTGTGGCCCTGATAATTTTTTTGTTAGGAATAACGATCCTACAAGCGGAATTAAATGAGCTGTGCCTTTTAAAGACAAATCTCCTATATCTTCCTTTAATATTTTTTCTAATTGATTAGGATTTTCATATTTAAACCCAGCACTAATTAATGATTCATTAAAAGCCTTTGCGGCCTCCTTTGTGTTTTGTAATCCAGTTGCCGAGTATATACCTGTATTTCCAAAAGCTTTATATGTTTCATCAATAAAATCAACAATTTTGTAATTTCTTTCTGCTGCAATTGGATCAGCATTTAATTCAATTGCTTTTGTTAAAGTTACATATTCTTGTAATTTTTGGTTAAAAGCTTTTGCAATTGGATTGTTTCCTGGTAATTCGTTTAAATTTGATGGAAGTTTTCCTGTTTCATAAACTTGCCCTAAGTTTTTTATATCTTGGAAATAGCCTTCATTATCTTCAGGGTCTTCAGATGTAATATCTTGAATATAAGATCCAATTTTTTCAATATTACTTTCACCTTCCCATATTTTATCTTTAAGCTGTAGGGCTTTATTTGACAATGCTAAAAGCTGATAATACGAATCCTCCTGAGCAGCCTGCAAATCATCTATTCCTCTGGTTTCAGCAATAGCAGCTGCATTAGCATCTTGGTTTTCTTTCCAAGCCAACGCTTTTTTAGCAGTTAGCAATTCGCCGGTATTTTCGTCGTATAATTTAGTTTTTATACCTAAAGCCTCTCTTCCCGCTTTTATTTCGCTCTCAAGTCTATTAATTTCAGAGGTATTTTTTTCAGTTTTTGCTCTTATTAATAAACTGGTTTTTCTAACAAGCTCTCGTTCTCCATAGTCAAGGAATTCTCTGCCATTTGACGAAGCTTTATCTCTTGTATTAACTTTTTTGCTAAGATCTAATGCTCGTTCGGCTTCTCCATTTTCAATAACCCACGCTTGTTGCATTCTTGGCAAGTTATTAATTATAAACTGCCCGTCTTTTATATTAGTATATTCTTTGTCTTGTAGCTCGTTATTTACTACCGGCGCAATTTGGCCTGTTATTCCATCAGCACTAGTAATTGTACTAATAGCTTGATATACCTCTGGCTTTTCAAGTTCACTTTCTGAAACCCAAATAAGATCGCCTAATTTATTTTTATATGTATTAGATTTATTTTCTACTTGTTGTTCATCAACTCTAACTTTTGAATCATTTAAGCTAGCTATAATACTAGCGTCTTCTAATCTTTTTTGCCCAGCTTTGATAGATTCTTTTTCTCTTTGCTCGTTTAAATATTCTGGGCTATATATAGAAAACTTTTCCTCTTGAGCAGGATATACTAATTCAACGTTGGCTTTTTCAATATCTACTGGGGATATTTTTTCTGTTTTTTTTGGCTTACGTCTATCTTTTTTAAAATCGTATGAAAAATTATCAATTTGTTCGCTTTTTGACGGCTCACTCCAAGGATATTTTTTTGTAGAAACTTTTGTTTCTTCTGTTTTTTTCTTTAAACCTTTACTCTCTATAATGGCACTAGCCGAGGTTTTTTGCTCGGCTGCCATTTTATTTATTTGATCTTCTGTATAGATTTGCCCAGAGGCATCAACGTATTCAAACATAAGTATTTATTTTTATTTAGCAGGTATTGATCCAGTTCTTACATAAGCTTCGGCTGCTTCAGCATTTGGAATATTTTCACCAGCAAGAGCACCTCCAATTACATTCCACTTTTTGCCATCGAATACTGCTTTACGGTCTTTAAATCGTATCTCTGTTTTGTTGCCTGCATTTGCTTTCTTTATACCTTGTTTTAATGCCTTTTCTTCCTCTGCAGCTTTTTCATCAGATGCAGATGTTTTTGTTGTCTTACCTTCTTTTTTCTTTGGTACTTTTAAAATAAGTGTGGATGGATCTTCCTTTTGAATAATTTGTTGGCTTGGGACTTTTGCTTCAACCCAATATTTTATATATTCTTCTTCAGCTTTGTCTCTTTCCTTTTCCGTCAAAACCCGATTATCAGGCATTAGTTCTTTAGTTTCTTCTGTAGATCTTTCCCAAAATGGCACAATTATATTGTTATAATATGACGCTAAAGTAGAGTCATCAAACGCCGCTAACTGTCCAAATAGCTGTTCCTTTACCTCAGGTAGTATTGCTCCTTTATTAACTTTTGCTACTAGTTTGTATTGCCCCGGCAAATCGCCATAAGGCTCTCTTTCATATTCAATTTTGCCAGTTTTTGGATCTTTTACCAAATAATCAATATTTATATTTGCCGTAGCTATCGTGCCTTTAGATGGGTCCTTTGGATCAACAAGTTTGTTTTCAAAAACATTAGAAACTTGTTTTTTTACAGCCTCAGTATTTGCCGTTGTATCAGGCAATATTTTAACCCCTATTATATTTTGAGCATTCATTTTCTTTAGCTCATCTGCATAGAATCTGTATACCTCTTTTCCTTCTCCATCTTTTGTTATATAGGCTAACTTTTTAGTTTTAACATCCTCATAAACCGCCTCAACAGAACCATCTATTTTTCCACTAAAAATGCGTAACCCCCTATTCAGAGCAGGATCTAACTCCTTTGCTAAGCCGCCCTCTACTCCAACGCCTTTCAACGCAGCCTCTTCAAGATCGGTAACCATTTCTCCAGCTATAACTAATCCTGCTGAAAAATCATTATCAACGGTTGAATTAATCTCAGACAATTCCATTTGAGCTTCATTCCTTTCCGCTCCTGTTATCTTATTTTGTAAGATACTTATATTTAGTTCTTTAGCTCTCTCAATTAAGGGATTAAATGTATTGGCTAAATTTATTTTTGGATTTACACCTTTTAATTTGTTAACCCCATTCATTAACCTAATTTGACCCTTTTCAACTTCCTTTTCAACTTCTTGGTTCTTTTTGCCATTTTCTTCTAGCTCTTTACGTTTTTGTTCCTGCACACTCATGTATGTTTGTCCAAATTTTGCAACAGACCCGGCTAAAGATTCTTGTAAATTTCTAAGGTGCTGACCGCTTTGTGTGTCAACTAGTATTTGTGGATTACTGTATGCTCCCATATATTATATTTTTTTAAATTCAACATCTAATAAAGAATAATCTACTTTGTCATAGCCATCTTCTGTTTTAATTATAGCGTTTAACGGTATTTCATCTGACATTACCCCTTGAAAAGTACCTTCTCCTATATTTTTATCTTTGTATTCAAAAGAATAAATATTTAATCCGCTTTTGGATATACCAATTTTTTTAATATTTGTTTTTAATCTTCTATCTGATGATGGATAAATGATTGGGGAAACAGCTGGCTGAGGATAAATAGCCGGCCCTGTAGCGGTGCTAATTACCCCTGTTGGAGAAGTTGTTTTGTTTGATCCGCTAGCAGCCATAGAGGAAGCTATTGAACCTAATCCACCGATCATTCCAGTTAATGCTCCCATCTGATCGGCTCTAGCCTGCATTTGTTGTGCTTGAGCTTGTTGTTGTTGCCCCGCTACGCGGTCCATTCGCGCAACCTCTCGGTCCTCTCTTGTTCCAAACATAAACTGTTGACCGGCAACATCAGCTTGCTGAATCCTTTGAGCTTCAGACATTTGTATGCTTTGTATTCTTTGGGCTTCGGCCATTTTAATTTGTTGCAGTTGCTGTTCTCCCTGGGCTCGTAATTTTTGATTATCAGCTTCTTGCATCTCAATACTAGCAGATATTTCTTTTTTACTTTGTAATGCCGCTTGGGCTAATGCAGTTGCTCCACCCGCTCCAGCTCCGGTTTGTTGTAATGTATCTAATGTATTTGCTAACGACATATCCGCTTGCTCTGCTTGAAACTCAGCTGCTTTTGTAGCAACTCCTAAGCTATCATAAGGATTTGATACCATGCCAGATAAATCAGAGGCCATAGAACTAATGTCTCTAACCCCAGCGTAAGGATTTATAATCGCTTGACGTGATTGCTCTAATCTATTTAATTCTTTAGCTTTTGCTTTTGCGGCTCTTGCTGCAGCTCGGCGAGCTCGATTAGCGCTGCTCATGCCTATTAACCCTGACGCTATTGATGCTCCGGCCCCAATGCAACCAACTACTACCATTGACATATTTTATTCGTTTAAAAGTTTATATTCTTTGTATTCTTCATAAGACTTGCAGGTTAACATATCTTCCAATGTTGCAATGTCCGTTATATTTTCCGGGTTTGGATATACATTGACGAAGACAGAATCTTCAACCGCGTATATAACTCTTTTGGTGCCTTCTGGTGCATAAACATAACAAGGAGCTATGTAAGCATTAACTCCCTCGTCTGTAGCCACCGTAATCTCTCCTTCTAATAAAAACCATGTATGTGATATCTTATATAATTTTCCAATCACAACCCCTGTTTTTTGCATAAACATCTCCCGAATATAAACTCCCTCAGAAAATGAATGCTTTAATGGAAACATATCAGAATTCCCCTTTGCTACCAAGTCTGTGTTCATTGCCAGCATAGAGGATTCTAATTGTTCTACTTTATTTATGAACTCAGTATTTATTAACCGATGTTCTTGATTTAATTTAATTTGATTTTCCATTTATATTTAGTAACTTGATACCGAGAACACTGACCCTACACTCCATAATTCTTTTAATCCTCCCGGATTGGTTACAGAATCGGTTGACATAGTAACTGTAGCAAATCTACCTTTAATACCAGTCATTTGCTGACCATATAATATCTCCTCGTTTGCAGGGGCACTATTATTAACTAGGTTAGCATAATATTTATTTTCTTTTCTATTAAAACCATAATGGTAAGTAACGCCCCCCTCTGTATACGTACCCCCTATGTAACTTGGCACTATTGCTGTTGTATCATTCACAGAAATCCAAGTACCTGGACTAGATCCTGGGTCAAATTTTTGCGCATCTGATATAAAACTATTAACTTGCCAGCCATTGTCTCCTTCGTAGTTAACTGTTTTAAAGTTTTTAGCAATTGAAGGGTTTTCATTAAGCACAAATGTAATAGATGACGCATAGCCAGTTGATGGTGTTGGCAATCCGTAAAATTGCCCTACAGGAACATTGTTACTATAATGTTGCCATAATTTACCATCATTTAAGGAATACACTTTATTTCGTATGCTGAATAATTGAGATGGTTTAAATGTAAAAAACCCTGTAAATCCAGTAACTAATTCATCAAAATTTGTAGTTGCATAATATTGATTTGGGTTTGTTCTACTTGTTTGCAAAGATAATACATATTGTTTATTATGTATATCCCACCCACCTATAATGTACCCTGGGCCAATATTTGTAGAAGGTGAACTTATAGAATTAAAAGCATCCCTAAAAAAATCAGTCATTCCGTTCTCTGAAATTTCTGTTATCCCATCCTGGGATAATCTAAGCACCGCGTTACGGAATCTATCTGTAAAGTATTTTCTATATCCATAAACAGCAAAACTTTGGGGATCTTGACTAATACCATAGTTACCAGCATAAGCTTGAATATCGCCAATGACAGCAAATGATGATGTTACCGTCCCTCCTCCTTCAGCAGAATATATTGCATCCTTATCAATTAACGCTCTACTAACTTTATCTTCTTGAAATATAATTAGGTTTGTATCCTCAGCATATAATCTTTGTATAGATCCATTAGATGGATTTAAGCTTTTTGTTATATCTTCTCCTACTGAAAATTGATTGGTATTGTTTGTTCCTGTTCTGGAATTATATACTCCTGAATATATTAATGAACTTGATCTTATCGATGCTCCATTGTCGTCTTCAACTATGTAAGCTTTTGGTCCAAAGTCAACTGTTGTATCGTTATATCCACCTTGTATTCTAGCTTCCTCAACAAACCACTCACGGTCATTTGGGTTTACCTCTAAATTTGGAGTAGGATAACCCCCTATTTCCTCAGGTATACCAAAAGATCCACCATATACAGGGTCAAAGTCTGCAGGGTCATCTGTTAATACTTTTTTTAATAAAAATGTATTAAAATATTTAACTTCTATTGATGCTGCCATATAATTATTATCACTTATTTATTGTATTAATTACGGTAGTATAACGAAATGCATTATACTACCGCAATGATATTGCATATTTTTTAATTTATATACATTCCACCTGGACCTCCTTCGGTCCCAAAGTATGTAACCGTTACATCAAATGACCATGTGCCTGGCCCTACCAATTCTATTTCATCAATTGAGTAACCTCCTATCCCGTCATCATAATCTGCAATTAATACAGGAAATGGTTCTCCTGGACCAGTTATAATGACTTGAGCCAATACGCGATTAGCTCCCCAAGGAAATGGAAATGCACCTGCTCTTATTATAGCGGTAATACCGTCTATGACTTGAATTGTACCCAACGATGAAAAGTTTCTGTCAATTTCATTCCCGGTTGATACATAGCCAGGTCCTCCTGCTATTACAACTGGTATAATGCCATACTCTTCAGAAAGGTTTACTGTTATCGTTATTTCATCAAATAATCCACCCGCGTCTGTTAAACGTATGGTTATAACATAACTACCCTCGACTATATCTCCACTTGGCTGAACTAATAATCCAGTTACCGGGTCTATGTAAAAATCAGGGCTATAACTTGTTATTGTCCAAGTTAAATCAAGCAACTGGTCCCCTCCATTTATATTCGACCCATTCACCCCAACAAATTCATGAATACCAACTTGTCCTATTGGAAAGTTATATACAGTAGGATTTATAAGAGGATCGCTGTCTATAGTCGGAGCAACATTTTGTAAAGCTCCTGTTTTTTGGAATTCAGTTGATGTTGTAGGTGTTGTAACTGTTATAAAAAACTTATACGACTCAATATCACTTGCGTCAAAACCGTAATAAAAATAATCTGTAGTTATCAAATTAAATGTATCCCCTGCTCCGACAACTATTTGAAACCTGCCTACAACTGGGTTGTTTAATTGATCAAATACTTGCAAAGACAATTGTCCTATAGAGAATGGCATAGGTATACCTAGTACGTCTGCAAAATAAAACCCTGTTACAGCATCATCTCCTAATTCAGCAGATTCAAATAATTCAAATGACCAATCTATTAAAGAATATGGAGCATCAGAATCGGCAGCAATTGCTTCATTAAGTTCTGTTATTATTCCAGACGTTGCGGTTTCCCAGTATAAATCTAACCTTGAATCTACAGGTTCTGTTTCCATTACAGCTAAATTTGCTAAAGCAACAAATCCAGCTTCTTGAGGAGCCGGTAATCCAGCTGTAGTTACCCCTATTTTTGAAACAGTTGACAATCTACCTATTAATGGATTAGATATATTTTGGTAAAATTGATAATACTGGGGAGGCACTAACGTCCCTGTTCCTTGTGTAGATTCAGGAAATAAAGAATTTAAAGTCGCAATAGTATTAACAAAAGAAAATGTATTTCCAGGATAAAATTGTTGATTTAAAAGATAAGGAACAGGTGGGTCGGATGGAGTATATAGATTATTTACTCTTGAATATAATCTAACGCTACTTCTATACTGTTCCTGCGTCCCACTAATATCGTTTAAGTCTCTTGGAACTTTGTTTATATTATCCCCTATAATTACAAAATGTGAAGTTTTACCAAGTTCTTTTGTATCCTCAACTGGATAAGATGCCATTACTCCAGGCAGATATACATTATAATAATCTTGTTCGTTTTGTTTTACTACAATTTTATATGAGTACCATCCCAGTGGATTATAGTCGATACTTGCAGCGTCTCCATTATATACACCTGGCCAATCTAATATACCATTTCCAGATATTACTTCATTAAATAATACTTTTAATGAATAACCGGGCCATTGGTTTATTATTTCACCATTTTGAGGTATATTACTGCCTGGTTCTTCCTCTCCAAAATATGGAACATATAAAGAGGCTGCACCATAACTCGTAGGGCCTAAATCAGCTGGTATAACCGCATTTGAAAGTATAACTCCAGATTGACGCCCAAATTTATCAGACAATACTACACCAACTTCATAATTCCTATTCTGTTTTACGGAATGATTTGGATATTCGATCTTACTAGTATAATTTCTTATAGGATCAAAATTGAATTTATTGGTACAAGTTACATTGTAATTAAAAAATTTTGGATAACCTTGTTTGTCTTGATAATTACTATAAACAATGCGGTTACTAATTATTTCTTGCCCCAATGCCTTTACAGGAGTTTTGTCATATACTCTAATTAAGTCTCTTTCAGGTAATGTTTTAAACGGCTTTTTAGACTGATAATTATAAACATATATATCGGAGCCACCCGTCTGCGCGGCTATTTCAGAAACTGGTATAATATCTACTACCTGAACGGCAAGTCCATTTGACTCTTTATATAATATGTCAATCTCAGATATTTTGCATACAGACTCTAACATATCTCCGGGACATGGCAGTTTTATCTGTAAATAAATATCATTTACTTTATTGTACATAAATGAAACAACCGTACTTCTGAAAGCCGCTGTTTCATTATCAACCAAAGGTTCTTGCGTAGGGTCTACATTTGGCTCATATAGAAAATACCCATCTTGTTTAGGTATAAATGCTATTTGTGTAAATGGCGCAAATATAGAATACTCGTTATCATTAAATCTAAATCTATAACTAAATCTAACAAATTTATCTTCTAAATATGTAGGATCGCCTATGAAATTAGGATTATAATATGGGTTAGCATTAAATTTTATTTCTTGATTATCTGCTAATGTTATATTACCGGATACTACCACAGTAAATGGAGGCAAAAGTGGGTCATTATATGTTACAACTCTAATATCATTTGGTATGCCTACACCAGAAACTAATTGCCCTGGTGAAGGATCAAATTCTAATACTGGATCGTCTATAACAAATGTATTTGTTGATGTAATTGCTCCATTTACAATAGCTGTTGACCCGTAAGGAGGAAGAAACTCAC